AGAAGCCACAGATCAACATCAACGTTGAGCAATGGGCTGCAGACGCTTTAATTGAATCATATGGCATATCAGAATGCTATGATCTTCTGGCACACTATTTTGATGTTGCACAGAATCCAAGTTGGAAGTACTTTGCCAACTACGCACAAGAAATAATTGATAAAAAAGAACAGCTACAAGAAGATATCAAAGAAAGGGCAAAGAGAAGAGAGATGGCGAAGAGGTGGCTAAGTGAGTAATTCAGAATCCAAACTAATTTCCGCTGTTCTACAAGATAAGCAGATTCACGTATTGCTACAGGCAAACGTTGACAATATTCTCAAGACCCATAAAGATATCTGGAACTTTATCAGATTATATTTTGAGCAGAACGGTTCGACTCCTCCGCAGTCATTAGTTGTAGAGAAGTTCCGTGATTTTCAGCCAGAGTCTGGGGTAGGTGCAACAAAGCACCACCTAGAAGAGCTACAGGCAGAGTTCATGAATGATAGCCTAAAGGATATCATTAGAAATGCTGCTGCAGAGGTTCAGGCAGACAAAGGCCTAGATGCACTTGAACTGCTTATCTCAAAAACATCTGAGCTAAGAAAGAATACTGCAGCAATCCGTGATATTGATGCCACAGATCTTGAGTCTGCAATTGCTTACTATGAAAATGTAAAGAAGCAGGCAGAGCTAGGTTTGGCTGGTATCAAGACTGGTTTGCCAGGATTTGATAACTATCTTCCAGCAGGAATTATGCCAGGACAGCTAGGCGTAATGCTTGCATATCCAGGTATTGGTAAGTCGTGGCTATCTCTATATTTTGCGGTACAGGCATGGAAGCAAGGCAAGTCACCAATGATTGTATCGCTTGAAATGAGTGAGACAGAAGTTCGTAACCGTGTATTTGCAATCATGGGAGAAGGTCTTTGGTCACACCGAAAGCTTTCTGCTGGACAAATTGAGATTGATGACCTAAAGATGTGGCACCAGAAGGCACTTCAAGGCAAGCCAGAATTTCATATCATCTCTAATGATTCTGGTGGAGAGGTTACGCCATCTGTGTTGCGTGGTAAGATTGACCAGTATAAGCCAGACTTTGTTGTGGTTGACTACCTTCAGCTTATGTCTCCAAACCAAAAGTCAGATAACGAAACTGTGCGTATGAAGAACCTTTCTCGTGAACTAAAACTTATGGCTATTAGCGAAGAAGTGCCTATTATTGCTATCTCATCTGCTACACCTGATGATGTAACTAAGCTAGATACTGTTCCTACACTTGGACAAACTGCTTGGTCTCGTCAGATTGCTTACGATGCTGACTGGGTGCTTGCCCTTGGTCGTGGAACAAACTCTGATATTATTGAGTGTGTATTCAGAAAGAACCGTAATGGTTTTATGGGAGAGTTCTTGGTTCAGGCAGACTTTGACAAGGGATACTACAAGTACAAGGATTTCGAGGATAACTAATGGCTGCATATACTCCTGATCAAATTAAGAAGGTACTGATTGGTGCAGGTCTCACTATTGAAAAAGAGATTGACTCTGATTACATTATCTTCTGTCCTTTTCATGCTAACAATAGAACTCCAGCAGGAGAAGTAGACAAGAATACTGGAAAGTTCTTTTGCTTCTCATGCCACCATGTTGCAGATTTGGTTGAGGTAGTTATGCATACAACAGCAAGAACATATTTTGAGGCAGCACGGTATATTAAGTCAAAAGAAGGGCTATCGTCTATTATTGGTGATGTAGAGAAAAAGCTTATTAGCATTCCAGAATACACTCAGTATGACCAAGTTCTCATTAAGAGACTAAACCAGCAAGCACTTGAATCGCCAAGAGCAATGAGATATTATGCTGGAAGACTTATAACAGAGGCATCAGTAAAAAAGTTTCAGCTTGGATATTCAGAAAAGCAAGATATGGTTACGATTCCAGTGGCTGCACCTGATGGAATGGAAGTTGGCTTTGTTGGCAGATCTATTGAGGGTAAAGATTTTAAAAATACACCTGGATTGCCAAAGTCAAAGATTTTGTTTAATTTACATAGAGTTAAAACATCTAACAGGGTTTATGTGGTAGAATCATCTTTTGATGCTATTCGTTTAGATCAGGTTGGAATTCCAGCTGTTGCCACACTAGGGGCAATGGTATCTACAAAACAGATAGAACTTCTTCGTAAGTACTTCAACTCTGTTTTTGTTATAGCAGATAATGACGAAGCAGGAGGTAACATGAGAGACAAGATTATTAAAAGTCTTGGAGCAATGGTTACTACTGTTAAGTTGGATTCAGCTTACAAAGACATTGGGGATATGCAAGATGAAGATATAAAAAGGCTAGATATGTCATTTGACAAATCAATAATGGCCATGCTACAATAATATAACAAACAAAAAATAAGGAGAACACCATGGGTGTAATTAAAGGGCTAAAGGATATCAATGCAATTCTTGATAAGCCAAAGTATGAAAGCACAGGAACAAAGGTTCGTTGGGTAAAGCTAGCTGACGGACAGGCTGCAAAGATTCGTTTCGTAGAGGAATTGGATCAGGACTCAGCACACTATGACGAGGCTCGTGGCCTCTCTGTGGTAATCGCACAGCACACCAATCCAAAGGATTACAAGCGTATGGCTGCTTGTACAATGGAGACTGAAGGTCGCTGCTTTGCATGTGAGATGGCACGTAAGGAGCCAAAGGCTGGATGGCGTTCAAAGCTTCGCTTCTACTGCAACGTGCTAGTTGATGACGGCCTTGAGGCACCATACATTGCTGTTTGGTCGCAGGGTGTCACTAAGCAGTCTGCATTCAACACTATTCGTGAGTATGCACTAGAAACTGGCTCAATCTCAAACCTTGAGTGGAAGCTAAAGCGTAATGGTCAGGGAACTGAAACAAATTATACACTTCTTCCTACCAAGCCAGATGCAGAGCCATTTGTATGGGGCGACTATGAGTTCCATAATCTTGAAAAGGTTGTTCGTGAAGTTCCATATCCAGAGCAGGAAGCATTCTACTTTGGGTTTGATACTCCGTCTGTTACATCAACCAACATTGATTGGTAATTAAGTTTGATTTGGGGGTAACTTCGGTTGCCCCCATTTCATCTTACCTATTGACAAAATATATTTAAAATGCAATAATTATATACACAACAATTTAGATAAAGGAAATTATGAGTTACGCTGGCTTGCATGTCCACACACACTACTCGCTATTTGACGGAATTGCAACACCACAGGAATATGTGGATCGTGCCGTAGAGCTGGGAATGCCAGCAATTGCAATCACTGACCACGGAAGTCTATCAGGACACCGTGAAATGTATCGTGCTGCTAAAGAAGCAGGAATTAAGCCAATCCTTGGCATCGAAGGGTATATCACAAAAGACCGCTTTGACCACACAGACAAGAAGGAAAAGAATGATCCTCTTGATCTAAATTACAACCACCTAATCATTATTGCAAAGAATGCTAAGGGGCTACAGAACCTCAACAAGCTTAATGAGATTGCTTGGACAGAAGGATTTTATAAGAAGCCACGCATTGACTGGGATATCCTTGAAGAGTATAAGGATGGTCTCATTATTACATCTGGATGTTTGTCTGGTGTATTGGCTAAGGCTATCGAAGCAAATGAGTTTGCATATGCTAAGGAACATATTACAAAGTGTAAGAAGATTTTTGGCGATGACTACTATATTGAGGTTATGCCACACAACCCACCTGAGATTAATAAGGCACTGCTTGAACTAGCAGATGAGTTTGGTGTAAAGCCAGTTGTTACTCCAGACTGTCACCACTCTGATCCTTCACAGAAGGAAATTCAGGAACTTAAGTTGATTCTAAACTCATACTCAAATAAGGTTGAGAAGGGTGCAACTTATGAGGGATCCAAAAAGTATGATAATTTGATGGACCGTCTAGATTACCTATATGGTGCAGACCGCCAGATGTCATTTAATAAGTTTGAGATTCACCTACTTTCTGACGAAGAAATGCATAATGCCATGAAGGCCCAAGGCATTGACCGTGAAGATATGTATGAGGCTACTATTGAAATTGTTAATAAGGTAGAAGACTACAAGATTAAAGATCACCAAGACCTTCTTCCTGTGCAGTATCAGAATCCTAACAAAGAGTTACGAGAGCTTGCCCTTGCTGGCCTAAAAGACCGTGGCATTGAGACAGAAGAATATCTAGCACGTCTGGATGAAGAGCTAGAAGTAATTGAAGCAAAGAACTTTGGACCATACTTCCTTGTTGTACGCTCAATGATTTCCTGGGCTAAAAAAGAAGGAATTATGGTTGGTCCAGGTCGTGGTTCTGCAGCAGGCTCACTACTCTGCTATGCTCTAGGAATCACAGACATTGATCCAATTCAGCATGGACTATTGTTCTTCCGATTTATCAACCCAGAGCGTAATGACTTCCCAGATATTGATACTGATATTCAGGACTCACGTCGTGAAGAAGTAAAGGATTACCTAGTGCGTCAGTATAAGCATGTTGCGTCTATTGCAACATTTTTACAGTTCCGTGGCAAGGGCATGGTCCGTGATATTGCACGTACACTCAACGTACCGCTAGCAGATGTTAATAAGGTTCTAAAGGTTGTTGATGACTGGGACGACTACTGCTCTTCAAAGCAGTCAGCATGGTTCCGTGAAAAGTATCCTGAAATTGAGACTTATGGTGACCTTCTTCGTGGAAGAATTCGTGGCACTGGTATTCACGCTGCAGGTGTTGTTACATCTAAACAACCTATCTTTAAGTTTGCTCCACTAGAAACTCGCACGTCTCCAGGAAACAAGGAACGCATTCCTGTTGTGGCGGTAGACATGGAAGAAGCAGAGCGTATTGGTCTAATTAAGATTGATGCACTTGGACTCAAGACATTGTCTGTTCTACGAGACACTCTAGACATTATTGAAGAACGTCATGACAAGAAGATTGACCTATTGTCAATTGATATGGATGATGCAAATGTATATAGAATGCTATCTGATGGATATACAAAGGGTGTGTTTCAGTGTGAGGCAACACCATATACAAATCTTTTGGTAAAGATGGGTGTAAAAAATCTAGATGAGCTTGCTGCTTCTAATGCTCTAGTTCGTCCAGGTGCTGCAAATACAATTGGTAAGGACTACATTGCACGTAAGCAAGGTAGACAGAATATTGATTATAAGCACCAAGTGATGAAGTCTTTTACTGCAGAAACGTATGGGTGTATTCTATATCAGGAACAGGTCATGCAGGCTTGTACAGAGCTAGGCGGTATGACGATGGCTGAGGCTGACAAGGTTCGTAAGATTATTGGAAAGAAGAAAGATGCTAAAGAGTTTGATCAGTTCAAAGATAAGTTTATTGATGGTGCTAGTAGGTTTATTTCTCCTAACGCTGCTATGGACCTATGGCACGATTTCGAAGCACACGCAGGTTACTCTTTCAACAAGTCCCACGCCGTTGCCTACTCAACACTCTCATATTGGACAGCGTGGCTAAAGTATCACTATCCACTAGAGTTTATGTACTCAATTCTTAAGAATGAAAAAGATAAGGATGCACGTACAGAATATCTGATTGAGACAAAGCGTATGGGAATTCCTATCAAGCTCCCACATGTTAATGATTCAGATGCTGACTTCAAGATTGAGGGCAAGGGTATTCGATTTGGACTAACTGGAATTAAGTATATCTCTGACAATATTGCATCTAAGTATATGGCTGCTCGTCCATTTAATAGCTACAAGGAACTTGAAGAGTTTACGTTTGGCAAGGGTAATGGCGTTAATAGTCGTGCACTACAGGCAATGAGAGTAATTGGTGCTGCTACATTCCAAGATCAGCCACGAAATGACCAAGAGATTCGTGAGAACCTATACGAGTATCTAAATCTACCAGAATTTAATATCACAGTGCCTCAGCACTATCACGCATTCATCAGTGACGTAGAAGAGTTTGAGGAAAAGGGTTCGTTCATTTTGATGGGTATGGTAAAAGAGATTAAGCGTGGCAAGGGTTGGTCACGTGTAGAAATTTTAGACAAAACAGGAAGTGTAGGTATATTTGACGATGAGCAGTCTGCAATCGAAACTGGAAAGACATATCTTATTTTGGCTAGCGATAATCGCATTACTGAAGCCATCCAGATTGATGAGATTGGTAAGGTTGATTCGGCACTTGTGAAGTATCTAAACTACAAGCAGTTGCCATATAAAGACGAAGAAATGTTTGTTGTCTCATTTAAGTCACGCATAACCAAGGCTGGCAAGAAGATGGCAACACTTACTTTGGCAGATGCATCTAGAGAACTGCACCCTGTGACAGTATTCCCTACTGCATATGCTAAGGCTTATATGAAGATTCAGGAAGGATCTGCATACAAATTTGATTTGGGTAAAACCAAGGATGGAACAATAATTATGGAGGATGTACATGCAATTTGATGATTGGGCAGAAGAGCTACACAAGACTGCCGTAGCTAAAGGCTTTTGGCCAGAAGACGTAGATGATATCTTCATTACAAAGCAATTGATGATGATTGTGTCAGAGGCTGTAGAGGTCATGGAGGCTATCAGAAAAGATAAGGGAGAAGACCAAATCGCTGATGAAATGGCAGATATCCTTATTAGAACTTTTGATCTATACGCAGGGCTAGTGGAGCATGGCTATACCAGAACTTCGCTAGACTATGCTATGGAGAAGAAGACAAGCTTCAACAAGACACGACCAGAAAAGCACGGGGTAAAGTTCTAATGACAGTAAGTGTAGAAGACGTACTAGCACAGCTTAATCCAAAGCTACGTAAAAACATTATGGTTGGAGATTCAGTTCCAGAGACAGAGTTTCAACCAACACCAAGCTTTGGCCTTAATAGAGCACTTAATGGTGGATTGCCATATGGTCGCCAGGTATTGATTTGGGGATCTAAATCATCTGCAAAGTCATCTGTATGTCTACAGACAATTGCTCTTGCACAAAAAGAGGGAAAGATCTGTGCATGGATTGATGCTGAAATGTCGTATGACAAATCATGGGCAGAACGCCTAGGTGTAGATACATCAAAGCTTATCGTGTCTCAAGCACGTACAATCAATGACATGGTTGATGTTGGCACCCAGCTGATGAATGCTGGAGTAGACATAATCGTTGTTGACTCTATTACATCTCTGCTGCCTGCAATCTACTTTGAGAAAGACTCTGATGAGCTCAAGCAGCTAGAAAATACTAAGCAGATTGGTGCAGAAGCTAGAGACTTTAGCAATGCAGTAAAAATGCTTAACTATGCAAATAACAAAGTTAAGCCTACGCTACTAATCTTTATTAGTCAATCAAGAAATAATATTAGTGCCATGTATACTAGCCAGCAGCCAACTGGAGGTACATCTGTTAAGTTCTATTCATCCACTATTATTAAACTATTTTCGTCTGAATCAGACAACCAAGCAATAAAGGGGAAGATCCATGTTGGAGATAAGTTCATTGAAGAAAAGATTGGTAGAAAAGTTCGCTGGGACCTTCAGTTCTCTAAGACTTCGCCTGCTTTCCAGGGTGGCGAGTATGATTTCTATTTTAGAGGCGATGATGTTGGTGTTGACAGTATTGGTGATCTTGTTGACACAGCAGAACAGCTAGGAATTGTCAATAGAACTGGTGCATGGTATCAGCTAGATGATGGAACAAAAATCCAGGGTAGAGATGCCTTTGTGGCTAGAGTAAAGGAAGACCTAGACCTTCAAGACTCTATTAAGGCAAAGCTTAATGGCTAAGTACACAGTTTACAATGGCAAGTTTCCATGCCATACATGTAAGATAGAAGTAACATCACTACGCTCATATCCAGATACTAAAGAGCTAACTTGGATGTGCAAAAATGGTCACATTAGCAAGGTATCTCTAGCAACCAAAAAGAAGAAGGACTATGAGCGAGAGAAGTGAGAGCAAGAGGATAGGTGCTAAGCAGCATAAGAATTCTGGTAGAAATACCAAGAAGGGCGATGCTACTTGGCATAACTTCACTGTAGACTTTAAGGAATATCCAAAGGGTTTTACAGTTAACAAGGATAACTGGGCCAAAGCAGTTACTGATGCTATCAAAAATGGCAATGACCCAGCTATCTTTGTTGTTCTTGGCGAGGGTAACCAAAAGGTACGCCTAGCCATAATTGAGGTTGAAATGCTTGAGCAATTAATAGATAATGTATAATAGTAATATGGCAGAGCAAATTAAAAACCTATTTGATATAGAAGAGGCAGAGTACCTCAAAAAGCTTATAGATGATGAAAAGGCAAAGCGTACAGTCTTTGTTTGGGATGAGTTTGGCGGAGACCAGTTTCCACAAGAGATGATGGATAGTGCTGAGCATATGGTTCAAAATGTTAGCCTTGGAAAAATAATGTTTAATCTTAGCATCCCAGACTCACTCAAAGACAAGCTTGTTGGAGTAGCAAAATATATGGGGTATGATGTTGAATACTTTTGTGCAACCTACACAGAATATTCTAGAGACTATGGTAGCCCAGTGTTAACGCCACACAAGGATAAGCAAAACTTTTGTCTTATTGATTATCAATTAGACGCTAACACATCGTGGCCACTATTTGTTGAGGAACAGATTTTTGATCTATCGAACAATGATGGCTTAATCTTCCTACCATCTCAGATGGTTCATGGAAGACCAGAAAAAGTATTCCTAGATAAAGAGTTTGTCAAGATGATCTTTTTTGATATGAAGTTGGTTAATGAATGATCCCATTAGACAATTTTATTATAGATAATATATTTACTGATGAAGAAATCTCAACAATCTATGATCATGTAAATAATACTCCAGAGGAAAAGAGATACCTCCAGGATTGTTTTGGACACACCGCTTATTTTTCCTGGCTTCCAGAAAGTATTATTAAAAAGATTGAAAAGGTGGTTGCTGAAAATTTTGATATGCCACTAGTACTTAGAGAGCTTTCTTTTGCAAGATATGATACAGCAGATGGAAAGAAGCCAGCCCTATATCCTCATTTTGATGAAACATTTCAGGAACAAAGGGTAACTGTAGATATCCAAGTTAAATCAACAATGCCATGGTCAATCGTTGTTGAGGATAGTCCATATGTTCTTAAGGATAATCAAGCTTTAGTGTTTGGTGGAACACATCAAATTCATTGGCGAGAAAAGGTTCAGTTTTCAGATGCTGATTACGTAGATATGATATTCTGCCATTTTTCAGAACCAATTGGGGTGGCAATTCCTAACTCACCAGAACACCTAAAAGAAATGTCTAAAAAACAGCAAAAATATAGAGATGCCTATTACGCAAACTAGAGTTTTATGGTAAAATTGTATAAACTGAGAGGTACAAAATGAATAATAATAATGTAGCACCAATGCATAAATGGCTAACAGACTTTGATAAGTACAACAAGCCTTTGCCAATCTATATCGAAAAACCATTCAATGAGCAGCAGATTGAGCTATTGCGTGGGGTAATTGAAAATAACCGCAGCCTAATGAATAACGCTCAGTATGATCGTCTTCAGGGCAGCCAAGAGCAGTACTATGGCGAGACAAGATTCCACCCAAAGAAGATTGTTCACATGTCAAGACTACTCATTGAGTTTGTATGCCCACCAGAGATTGAGGCGGTAATGGATTCCTATGCAAAGCCTTTGCACCAGGATCCAGTCAGACTAACTCACTATAATTATATTGACTACAATATGGCATATGGAGATGGCAAGCATGCACCATCACTGCCACCACACCTAGATGCAGATGAGAACTTGGTAACATTCAACTACTGCCTTGACCAGAATATTGAAGACTGGACATTGTGGGTAGAGGATAAAGAGTATGAGCTAAAGAAGGGTGATGCCATCATCTTTAGTGCTGTTAACCAGGTTCACTGGAGACCAAAGCGTAAGTGGAAAGAAGGAGAGTTTTGCGAAATCGTAAGCTTTGACTACTGTCCAGTTACAAACTATAGATGGACTGGACAGACAAACCCCATTGATCCAATGGAGAGATTTGCTGAAAGACAGGCATATCAGGATGAAGTGGCCAAGCACCCAAAGATGGTTGCTGCATGGGAAATTTACAATGCTATGGGCCTAGATGCTGGCATTCCACAGCAAGATATTGCAGGTTTTGTAAATGAGTAATGAAACAACACTAGATATGATTAACGGTCTTGCAGAGGTAGCAGATTACATGCAGGACGAGGAATTGACAACGGCACTAACGTTTATAGCTAAGCTTATTGTTAAGCCAGATATTCCTCTACAAGTTGCAACAATTGAGATCGTACGCCTACAGGCAATTGCTGCTAAAATGTCTTTTAAGGCAACCTGGATGGCAAACGTAGATAAGGGAGATAGAGCGAAGAAGAACTTGTACTTTACTGCTGCAGAATCAATCAATAACTTGGTTGCTGCTCTTAAGTACATCACTCGCTAAGTGGTAATATGGCTAAAAATTTATTGAGTCAGGTAATGTTGAAAAAGGTTGAAGAAAAGCCTAATATGTTTATTAAGCCTGAAGAACTAATCGAAAAGATTCATCATGGATATACCGTAACTCGTGTAGCAAAGTTTCAAAAAAAGAAGACATTTGCTCCTAGCACGATTGCATACTCGCATGGTGAGTGTCCAAGATACTGGTACCTAGCATTTGATGGTGCCATGTTTGAAGACAATGCTGATGCATATGGCGTGGCAAACATGACATCTGGAACCCTATCTCACGATAGAATTCAGACAGCCATGCTGAATGCTGGCCTAGCAAAAGAGTTTGTTGATGATAACGGCAACAAGACTACTGAATTTAAAATCGTTAGCCAGGATCCACCAATTTTTGGATATGGCGATGCAATGTTGGAATGGGCAGGGGAAGACATTGTTGGAGAAATTAAAACCATGCCAAGCGAAGGATTTGAGTATAGAAAGGCACATGGTAAGCCAAAGACTGGCCACCTAGTTCAGCTTCTCATCTATATGAAGATTCTTGGCAAATCAAAGGGTGTTCTTATATATGAGAATAAGAATAACCATGACTTGTTGGTACTACCTATTGAGGTAAAGCCAGGAAGTTATCTAGTATCGTGGGTAAATCAGGCTTTTGATTGGATGAGAGAAGTTCGTAAGGCGTGGACAGATAGAACATTGCCAGAAAAGAACTACCGTTCAAATTCAAAAATTTGCAAGACGTGTCCTATTCAGGCTGCGTGTGCAGAGGCTGGCAAGGGAGAGATCAAAATTAAATCTCTGGAGCCAATAGATGAAACATTGTCAATGGTGTGATACTAACTTTACACCAAAAACTTCTTACCAGATATATTGCTCAGCACTTTGCCGTGACCAAGCAACAAAAGAAAAAATTGCACAGCGTTATGAAAAGACACGTAGGGAAAGACGAAAAAACAAAGATCGTCGTTGCAAAATTTGTAATGCCATATTGTCAATTTATAACGATGAAAAGACATGTGAGTCATGTCTGATTGATCCTAAACAGATTAATCGTGTACTTAGACAAATTAAGGGGATAGCTAGTGGTAAAACTGAACTCAATAGTGGGGAAGCCAGCCAAGATTCTAGCAATTGATGCAAGCACTAATAGCCTTGCATTTGCCATGTTTGATTCTAAGGATCTAGTTTCTTTTGGAAAAATAAAATATAGTGGTATCACAACATACGACAAGGTCATAGATGCATGCAAGAAAACAAAAGCTTTCTTGGACATCTATGGCCCTGTTGATGCCATTGTGATTGAACATACTGTATTTATGAACAGCCCAAAGACAGCAGCTGACTTGGCATTGGTGCAGGGCGGACTTCTTGGTGCAGCTGGACTGTCTGGAGTAACACAAATAAAGTCTGTGGCACCAATCACATGGCAAAATTATATTGGCAATAAGAAGCTCACTAAAGAAGAAAAGTTTGCTATACGTCAGCAAAATCCTGGAAAATCAGAATCGTGGCTTAAGACCTATGAAAGAAATCTCAGAAAAGAAAAAACTATTAATTATATTAATATTCAATACGATAGGGTGGTTAGCGATAATGACGTTGCTGACGCTATTGGTATTGGGCACTATGCGATAAATAACTGGGAGAGGTTGACAAACTAATGGCAAAGCTGTATACTAATGAGCTATGGCTTCGAAAAAGATTTGTGATAGATAAGAAGTCACCTGAAGACATTGCAAAGGAATGCGGAGTTAGCCTAGAGACTATCTATGTATATCTTGCAAAATTTGGACTAAGAAAGAGTAGAAGATGAGCGATAAACTTAAGATTACGGTTGATCAGGTCAACCACCCAACACACTATACCAGCCATCCAAGCGGTATTGAGGCATTGCAGATTACTAGACACATGAACTTTAACCTTGGAAATGCCATGAAGTATATTTGGAGAGCAGGCATTAAGAGCGAAGACAAGCATATAGAAGATCTTGAGAAGGCAATCTTTTATATTCAGGATGAGATTAAGCGTATTAAGGGTGAGTTTTAGTTGGGTCGTAAAAAAGGTATTGCACCAGTAGCTCCTAGCAAGTTTGCAAGAGAGCACTCAATGCTAATTAACGGATTTGAGATTGTCCGTGGTGATATAATTAAAATTAGTGGAGAATACGGACTAAAGTTCAAGTTTGATGCTGTAGTGACAAATACTGAGACAGGTTCTGTCTGGGTAGATTGCTTTGAAATCTATAGAGGGCAATCGCATAGCTATAGGTCATTCGCTATTGACAAGGTCAAGAGAATTCCACAGAAGGGCAAGAGGGCAAGAAAGAATGTCTCCGCAAATTGAATATCTAGATTCGCCAACAAGAGTCTGGATCATTGATGACTTTTTAAGTACAGAGCTTGCTACACAGCTTTCTGACGAGTTTTATAGCTATGATGATGAGAGATGGCTAACAAGGAACAACTCAGAGTTTGAAGAGAAGCTTCTTTCTACACATTGGGACTGGTATCCTAAATCTTTTTATAAGACATTCTTTGATTTGACATCTGCTGAGTTTACAAAGGTTCTTGGAGAGCTGACTGGTATTGATGGGCTTATTGCAGACTATGGCTTACATGCTGGTGGAATGCACCTACACGCAAGCAATGGCAGACTTAACCTGCACCAGGATGCAAAGATGCATCCAAAACTTGATCTAGTAAGAAAGCTAAACCTAATTGTTTATTTAAACAAAAACTGGGAAGATGAATGGGGTGGAGAGCTAGAGTTCTGGAGTGATAAGGACGGAGAGCCTAATGAGCTAGAGTTCTATGTCGAACCAAAGTTTAATCGTGCAGTCCTATTTGAAACAGATAGAGATTTTTGGCATGGTCTTCCAGAGATGATTGCTGCACCTAATGGTGAAAACAGACAAAGCATTGCCATCTTTTATTACATTAAGTCTGATGATGCTATTGATATGCCAACAAGATCGAAGTTTGCATTAACTGATGAGCAAAAGATGAACCCAGAGCTTGTGGCTAAGAACGAAGAAAGAATGAGAACGGCTTTTAAATATGGAAGATAAATTAGTAGAACATTTGGATAATGTTAACAAGGTAGTGGAGAGGTACCTTGCTGGCAGTGATCCAACACAGATTTCTAAAGAGCTTGCTATGCCAAGACAAACTGTTGTTGGCTATATTTCAGAATGGCGACAGATGGCTGCAGACAATGCTGCTATTCGTGCTCGTGCTAAAGAGGCATTGGTTGGTGCTGACACACACTACAGCAAGCTAATCTCCAAGGCCTACGAGGTTATTGATGAAGCAACAACAACTGCAAATCTTAATGCAAAAACCCAGGGTATTAAGTTGGTTATGGATCTTGAGAAGACACGTATTGAGATGCTTCAGAAGGCAGGATTGCTTGAGAATAAGGAGCTTGCCGAAGAAATGATTGAAATTGAGGAAAGACAAGAAGCCCTAATTCAAATTCTAAAAGACATTGCGTCTGAATATCCAGAAATTCGTGATGAAATTATGAGAAGGCTGTCTAAGGTTAGTAAACAAAAAGAGACAATAACGATTGTGAATAATAATGTTTGATGACTTTTTAGAGGCACTAAAGGCTGATAATTTTGAAGAGCGTCCAGTAGATGCTAAAACCTTTGTTGAGGGTGAGGACTATCTCAATCAGCCACCGCTATCTGAAATTCAGTATGACATTGTGGAGGCCATGAGCCAAATCTACAAACTGGAAGATCTTATTGATCTAATGGGAGAAACTGATGGTAGAAGGTATTACAAGAAGTATACTAAGAATGAAGTTATTCTTCAGCTGGGCAAGGGTTCAGGTAAAGACTTTACTTCTACGGTTGCATGTGCTTACATTGTGTATAAGCTACTTTGCCTTAAAGATCCTGCACGTTATTTTGGTAAGCCTAGTGGCGATGCCATTGATATCATTAACGTTGCTATCAACGCACAACAGGCGAAGAACGTATTCTTTAAAGGCTTTAAAACAAAAATTGAAAAGTCGCCATGGTTTGCTGGAAAGTATAACCCAAAGGCAGAGTCTATTGAGTTTGACAAATCTATCACAGTATACTCAGGTCACTCCGAAAGAGAGTCTCACGAGGGTCTCAACCTTATCCTTGCAGTTCTTGACGAGATCTCTGGTTTTGCTACAGAAATTGGAACTGGTAATGATCAGGGTAAAACTGCAGACAATATTTACAAAGCGTTCCGTGCATCTGTTGACTCTCGTTTCCCAGATCTTGGAAAGGTAGCACTACTATCGTTTCCACGTTTTCCTGGAGACTTTATTTCTACAAGATACGATGCAGTAATTGCAGAAAAAGAAGTTGTCACAAAACAGCATAAATTTATTATGAATGAAGATTTGCCAGCAGATGCTGAGGGTAACTCTTTAGAAATTGAGTGGGATGAAGATACCATCGTTAGCTATAAATATCCAGGTATGTTTGCCCTTAAGCGTCCTACCTGGGTAGTAAATCCAACTCGTAAGATTGATGACTTTAAGCTTGCATTCTTTACTGACATGGGTGATGCTATGCAACGTTTTGCCTGCGTACCTACATATATGTCTGATGCATTCTTTAAGCAAAGAGACAAGGTTCGTGCAGCAATGACTGTCAGGAATCCTCTAGATCAGTTTAGAAGATTTGAGCCATCATTTGAGCCAGATCCAGAAAAACTTTACTTTGTTCATGCTGACCTTGCACAGAAGCACGACAAATGTGCTGTTGCAATTGCTCACGTAGAAAAGTGGGTAAATGTCCAGGTAGTTAAAGACTATCAGCAAATTGCTCCAATCGTAGTAGTAGATGCAGTAGCATATTGGGAGCCAAGAATTGAAGGGCCAGTTGACCTGTCTGAAGTGAAGCAATGGATTCAAAACCTAAGAAGAGTTGGATTCAATATTGGATTGGTATCATTTGACCGCTGGCAATCATTTGATATTCAGAATGAGCTGAAGCAGATTGGCATGAGAACGGACACTGTTTCTGTTGCCAAAAAGCATTATGAAGATATGGCTATGCTAGTCTATGAGGATAGATTGGCTATGCCTGCAATAGACCTGTTGTTCGAAGAACTAACAGAGCTAAAGATTACTAAGAATGGTAAGAATGTTGACCACCCACGAAAGCTGTCTAAGGACTTAGCAGACGCTGTGTGTGGTGCCATTTTTGGTGCTATAAGTCACACACCAAGGGACCTAAACCTTGAAGTTGAGGTTCATACCTTTAAAGATAGACCAAAGACTGAACTTGACAAGCAAAAAGATAGTGTGATACAATATAAATCTATGCCAAAAGAGGTAAAAGACTATTTGGATAGATTCAATTTAATCTAAACAAACAATATAGAAAAGGAAAACATATATATGACTTCACTTAAGAAGATCGCATTTGGCTTGGTTGCAGCCACAGCTATTGCAACATCACTCATTGCAACACCTGCAAGTGCTGCAGTATCTACTGCTCTAACTGTTGGCGGATCATCTGCTGTTGGCGGTACTGCTGTATCAGCACCTGTTGCACTTCCAGTACCTGCAGATAACTCTGTAGATGCTGCTGACGCACTAAAGATTGCCCTAACAGGCCTTGACACTGGAACTACTGTTTCTGCTGTCGCAACTAACGGTAAGATCGTTACTGCACTTGCAACTGTTTCAGCACCTGTAACTGCTGCTGCAGGTACTTCAAATGTATCAATTAACACTGGTACTGGTACTACTGCAGACATTTACGTATTCACTACAACTACTGCAGTTGGTACTGTAGCAGTTACTGTTGGTGGAAACACAACCACATACTACTTCCAGGGTACTGCTGGTGCACTAAACGCAATTGAACTTGCTGGTGCAACTTCAGGTGCTGCAGGAACCGTATACACTGCAACTGTACGTGGTGTTGACGTTTTTGGTAACACAAAGGGTGGTGCATCAATCAGCCTTCAGGTTGTAACAAACACTGCATCTACCACATATGCACTAACAACTGATACTGCAACTGCAACTCTTGGAACCAAGACTCAGGACATCACGCTTCCTGCTGCTGGAACTGTTCGACTCATTGCAACTGCAACTGTTGCATCTGCTGTTACTGGCCTAGCAACTCCTGTTGCTGTTCGTGTTGCTGATGTCACAGTTCGTGATCTTGCATCAGAGCTAACTGCTAAGAACGCTGAACTTGCTGCTGAGAAGGTTGCACATGATGCAACTAAGGCTGAGCTTGCAAAGGTAAAGGCTGAGCTTGCTCTTGAGCAGGCAAAGTCTGTTGCTGAAGCAAAGAACTCAGCATCTGCAAAGGCAAAGTATAACGCACTTGCAAACAAGTGGAACAAGAAGTTCCCAAAGGCTAAGGTAGCCCTACTTAAGTAATAGGTAGAAAATAGTAGGGGGAGGGAGTAAAATCTCTCCCCTTACTTGTCTAAAAATATTAGGAGTGAAAGTAGATGACAGTCAAACTGGTTTATTTTTCAAACCATTCTGGTAATACAAAAAGGTTTGTGGGTAAACTAAACTATGACTCAGTACAAATTCCAATAAAATGGAATGAAGAAGAACCCCTAATTGTTGACTTTAAGTATGTATTGTGTGTCCCAACATATGGTGGAGGCAATGACAACACATCAATCCCGAAACAAGTCAAAAAGTTTTTGAATGTTCCAATTAATAGATCAAATTTAGTTGGTATAATAGGTTTTGGAAATACTAATTTTGGAGAGCATTTCTGCAAAGCTGCAGATATGATATCTCAAAAAACTGGGGCACCAGTAATTGCAAGGGTAGAAATTTTTGGCACGTCAGAAGATGTGCAAAGAGTAACAGATAGGTTGGGAAATATAGATGGATAATTATAGTTATCATGAGCTAAATGCCATGCTAAACATTTATGGCAATGATGGAAAGATTCAATTTGATAAGGACAAGGCTGCTGCAAAAGCATATTTCCTTGACCATGTAAATCAAAATACAGTATTCTTTCATTCGCTAGAGGAAAAGCTTGGCTACTTGGTTGAAAACGAGTACTATGACAAGGCAGTTCTTGATAAGTACGATTTTGATTTTATCAAGTCTTTGTTTAAAGAAGCATACTCTAAGCGTTTTAGATTCCCAACCTTCGTTGGTGCATACAAGTTCTATACCCAGTATGCACTAAAGACTTTTGATGGTGAGCGATACCTAGAACGTTTTGAGGATCGTGTGTGTATGAACGCACTTATGCTTGCACAGGGAAATCAAAAGCTAGCTCTAGATCTTGTAGAAGAGATCATCTCTGGTCGCTTCCAGCCAGCTACGCCTACATTCCTTAATGCTGGTAAGGCCCAGCGTGGAGAGTTCGTTTCCTGCTTCCTGCTTCGCATCGAAGACAACATGGAGTCAATTGCACGTGCTATCAACTCTTCACTTCAGCTTTCCAAGCGTGGTGGTGGTGTTGCACTAAACCTAAGCAACATTCGTGAATCTGGTGCACCAATTAAGAAGATTGAAAATCAGTCATCTGGAATTATCCCAGTTATGAAGCTTTTGGAAGACAGTTTCTCCTACGCAAACCAGCTAGGTGCACGTCAGGGTGCAGGTGCTGTTTACCTAAATGCTCACCACCCAGACATCATGAGATTCCTTGACACCAAGCGTGAGAACGCTGACGAGAAGATTCGTATCAAGACCCTCTCCATTGGTGTTGTTATTCCAGACATCACTCTTGAGTTAGCTAAGAACAACGAAGACATGTACTTGTTCTCTCCATATGACATTGAGCGTGTTTACGGAGTTACAATGTCAGACATGTCTGTTACTGAGAAGTACCAGGAGATGGTTGACGATGCTCGCATCAAGAAGACCAAGATCAAGGCTCGTGACCTATTCCAGAGAATTGCAGAACTTCAGTTTGAATCAGGATATCCATACATTGTATATGAAGATACAGTTAATAACGCTAACCCAATCCAGGGTCGCATCAACATGTCAAACCTCTGCTCTGAGATCTTGCAGGTAAATACACCAAGCACCTACAATGCAGATCTTTCTTATGCTGAGATTGGCAAGGACATCTCTTGTAACCTTGGTTCCCTCAATATTGCCAAGGTAATGGAGGGCCCTAACTTTGAAAAGTCTGTAGATGTAGCAATCAGAGCATTAACTGCAGTAGCTGATATGTCATATATTGATTCAGTGCTTTCAATCGCTGAGGGCAATAAAAAGTCTCGTGCTATTGGGCTAGGGCAGATGAACCTGCATGGCTATTTTGGTAAGGAGAAGATGCACTACGGTGAGGAAGAGTCTATTGATTTTACCAACATCTATTTCTACACCATTCTATTTAATGCACTAAAGTCATCCAATGCAATGGCTAAAGAGACCAAGAGCCCATTTGACGGCTTCTGGAACTCTAAGTATGCTGATGGTACATTCTTTGTTAAGTATATTGCAAATGAATGGAAGCCAAAGACAGAGAAGGTCGCTAAGATTTTTGCAGATGCAAATATCCACATTCCCACACAGGAAGATTGGAAAGAACTTGCAAACAATATTATGAACTTTGGTTTGTACAACCAGAACCTTCAGGCTGTTCCACCAACTGGTTCAATTAGCTACATCAATAACTCAACATCATCAATTCACCCAATTGCATCTCGCATTGAGATTCGCAAGGAAGGGAAGATGGGTAGAGTTTATTATCCAGCACCATATCTTGATAACGACAATCTTGAATATTTTAAGGATGCTTATGAGATTGGTGCAGAAAAGATCATTGATGTCTATGCTGCTGCCACCCAGCACGTTGACCAGGGTCTATCACTAACCCTGTTCTTCAAGGACACCGCAACAACTAGAGATATCAACCGTGCCCAGATTTATGCATGGAAGAAGGGTATCAAGACTATTTACTACATCAGAATTCGCCAGATGGCACTGGAAGGAACTGAAGTAGACAATTGTGTAAGCTGCATGCTATAATGGAGGACCTATGATTACAAGACCAATTAACTGGAATAAAGTTGAAGACCCTATTGATTTAGAGGTATGGAACCGTCTAACCGCTAACTTCTGGCTGCCTGAGAAGGTACCTCTATCTAATGATATACAGTCTTGGTCAACTTTGCGTGACCACGAAAAGCTACTTACCGTTAGAGTGTTTACTGGACTCACAATGCTGGACACCATTCAGGGTACTGTGGGTGCTATGTCACTCATTCCTGATGCACGTACTCAGCATGAAGAGGCAGTTATTACTAACATTGCATTTATGGAATCAGTACATGCCAAGTCATACTCAAGCGTGTTCTCAACTTTGATTTCTACACAAGATATTGAAGAGGCTTTCCGCTGGTCAGAGGATAATCCATACCTTCAGAAAAAGGCACAAATTGTTCTTGATAGATACCATGGCGATGATCCATTGAAGAGAAAGGTTGCCTCCACATTGCTAGAAAGCTTCCTATTCTACAGCGGATTCTATCTACCTATGTACTGGTCCTCCAGGGCAAAGCTGACCAACACCGCTGACCTAATTCGCCTGATCATTCGTGACGAGGCTGTGCATGGTTACTACATCGGCTACAAGTTCCAGCAGGCATACAATGAAGCTTCTGCAGAACGCCAGGAAGAGATCAAAAACTATACCTATGATCTTCTAATGGAATTGTACGATAATGAGATTAAGTACACAGCAGATCTTTATGATGAGGTTGGACTAACTGAGGATGTAAAGAAGTTCTTGCACTACAACGCAAACAAGGCTTTGATGAACCTTGGCTTTGATGCATTGTTCCCAAAGGATGTCTGTGATGTAAATCCTGCAATCTTGTCAGCGTTGTCTCCAAACGCAGATGAGAACCACGACTTCTTCTCAGGTTCAGGTTCCTCATACGTCATCGGTAAGCACGAAGCAACAACTGATGATGACTGGGATTTTTAAAAATATATAAGACTAGCCCCTCTTCGGAGGGGTTTTTCTTTTAGTAAATTGGTGTATAATTATATTACCAAACTTCTAACCCCACAAAGGAGACCCCTACTTTGAAGAAGTCCTGGGCGATATTTGCCCTACTTATGTTAACTGGAGTAATGACACTCTGGCCACTCTCAGCATACGGCGATGAAGTGGTAAATAGTGCTACCGTAACAGTTGTTCAAGAGGGAGACTTGGCAACAGTTGTAGTTCAAATAGAAACAGCCAACTCTGATTTAGTAGTAATTTCTCAAAATATGGACTCTGCCTTGCAAAGCTCAAGCTCTGTATCTATAACTGAAGCAATATCTACAGCAATCAATACAGCAACACAAGCAATTGAGGTTGCTACCAATGCTGTAGACTCTGCAGAAATTGCGGTAGAGCAGGCTAATATTAAGATTTCTGTAGTAGATGGTGCTACAGCAACGGTTACTCAGGCAGAGTCTAATCTAAACAATGCACAACAAAACTTGGTGAATGCTACAGCAGACTTAGCTGAGGCATCTGCAGATGTTGACGCACAAGAAGTTATAGTTGCAACAGATATTCAGGATGTACAGGCTGCACAGGCAGCAGTTGATCAGGCTATAGGTAGTGCTCCTGGGCTAAAGGCTGAAATATACAATATGGCTGGGTATAATAATGCCCCACCGCTTCCAGAGCAGCTTGGTAAAACTCCAATCCTAACAACAACAGTAACTCAGATTAATTTTGATTGGGGAAGTGGAGCAGCATTTAATACGCTGTCTGAAGATTTTATAGTTAAATTTAGTGGCAATATAACTTCCCAATATACTGGCACTATTGGTTTGTATGCCCCTGCTGACGATGGAGTTATACTTAAGCTAAATGGACAGACGGTAATTAATGACTGGTATGACAAAGGCGGTGGAGGTACTGCAATTACATATAATGTTCAAGCAGGACAGTCTATACCACTAACGCTATACTATTACGAAAATGGTGGTGGAGCAAACGTTAAATTAATGTGGACTCAGGGTGGCAGCTGGGGTATTGTTCCAACAAGTGCATTTACCACTACAACTGGAACCGCAACACAAGAACAACTTGCTGCATTATCAAGTGCACAATCTGATCTGCAGTCAAGCCAAACTACCTTGACTCAGCTACAGACCATAGAGGCTAATGTCCAGGATAATGTTGCTTCAGCCAATGATGCTGTAGCCTTAGCTGAGCAAGCAGTCGTAGATGCCCAATCTGCGGAAGATGCAGCAATACAAGATGCCAATGAAGCAATAGCAACTGCTGTAAGTTTATCAGCAATTGCAGTTGAGGCCGTTATCCAAGCAGATGCATCAGTAGATAATTTGTCAACAGTTATTGCTCAGCAATCTGCAGCAGAAGAAGCTGCTAGACAGGCTGCCATCGCTGCAGAGCAAGCTAGATTGGCAGCAGAGGCTGCAGCAAGGGCAGAAGCAGAAAGACTTAGGTTAGAAGCTGAAGCTAAGGCAGCTGCAGAAGAGGCAGCACGACTTAAAGCTGAGGCAGAAGCAAAAGCTGCTGCAGAAGCTGCTGCAAAAGCTGAAGCAGAACGAATTGCTGCAGAACAAGAAAAGCTAAGATTAGAAGCTGAAGCTAAGGCAGCAGAAGAAGAAAGATTAAGGCTTGAAGAAGAGGCAAGGCTTGCTGCAGAAGCAGAGGCTAAGGCTAAAGCAGAAGCAGAAGCATTGGCTAAAGCTGAGGAAGAGGCAAGATTAGAAGCAGAAAGATTGGCTGCAGAAGAGGCTGCAAAGCTTGAGGCAGAAAGAATAGAAGCAGAAAAGATTGCAGAAGCAGAAAGGTTGGCAGAAGAGAAGGCAAGACTAGAAGCTGAGCAGAAAGCTGCAGAAGAAGCTGCAAAGACTGAGAATCTTGTAGAAGATGCTAAGGCAGACGGGGTAGTTACAGAAGAAGAGAAAGAAGCAATTGTTTCATCTCTAGTAGAAGAGCTAAAGCCAGGAGAAGCATTGTCTAGTGAACAAATACAAGCAGCAGGAATATCCTATTCTGATCTTCCACCATCAACACCAGTTGATGTTAGAACAGATGAAAATGGAAATGCTGTAGTTATTACAGCTGCAGTAGCAGCAAATATTGAATTGATTTCTGACCCAGCAGCATTCGTAGGAGAATTGCTGTCTAATCCAGTAGCAGCTATTGCTGCCCTTGGTTCTATTGGTGCAGATATGAGCCCTGCTGAGAGAGAAGAGGCTCAACACATGGTAGTCGCAACAGTAGTTGCTGCAGGTGCAGCGATGAATGCAGTCTCTGTTGCTTCATCAGGTGGTACTACAGGTGGGTCTAACAATACAAGGAGACAATAAGAATGGTTAAATTCTTTAAAGATATGGTAGACCAACTTTGGACACTCCTAGGCATGTTTATTGCTTGGGTAGTTCTTGATGGTAGTGCCAAAACAATCGTTGGGTATGCGATCTTAGGAACCCTATTCGCATGGGTTGTTACCTATCCTATCAGAAACAGAGAGGAAGACTAATGGCAGCTAAAAAAGAAGCAGGAACAGTGCCAGCAAAACCCCAGGGCCAAAAGGCTCTGTCTAATGTCCTCATGAGAATCGTTGCAGTATTTGCAGCAAACGGTCTTGGAGTACTTGGTGCAGGAGCTGTTGTGGGTATTGATACCCTACAGGCAGTATTCTTGGCAGGTTTGCTGGGCGTAGCCACAGTCGTAGAGAAGCTTGCAAGAGCATTTCTTGACGATGGCAAGCTCACAATTGCTGAAATTAATGACGCATTTGCAACAGTTGATAAGAAACAAGTTAAATAGTCATTTTTAAGGGGTCGTTGACAAAGTCCCCTAGCTGGTGTATACTTATACGTAGGTATCTAAAGCTAGGGGATTTTCTATGACCTGTATCGTTGCAGCAAGACAGAATGAAAAAATTTACATGGCAGGTGACCGTGGTGCATCTGAAAGCAACCTTATCATGTCATTAACCAGTCCAAAAGTTTGGAAGCACGGAGAATATATATTTGGTTACTGTGGATCAATGGATGGCGATAGAATGAAGTATAACTTTAAGCCACCAGCACCAAAAGGTGAAGATCTAGATAAGTTTATGTATACAGATTTTTTAATTGCACTTCGTGTATTCTATGAAAATTGGTGGGTAGATGTTTCTAATGATTCTGACTTTGGTCTACTCATTGGTATTCGTGGAAAGATCTATGAACATAACGCAGTTGATATGTCACTAAATCAATACATGCATGACTATGTTGCAATGGGTTCAGGAGCAGAATATGCATACGGATCAATGTACTCTACTGAAAACTTAAAGGATACAAGAAAGCGTGTAATGAAAGCAGTCAGTGCTGCTATTAAATTTTCTACATCCTGCCAAGGTCCAGTTGACATTGTCAGTACGTAATGTTATAATTAACTTATGTACAATACTAGAACTCCAATGTATGAGAATTCAAATTTTAGAACTAATCCTTTTAAGAAAAATCCAAATACTTCTCATACATATAAAACAAACATTGTCTTTGGCTCAATGCCAATAGGCAATCCAATGGACATATCTGTGAATGCTCTAGAGCACATTATGGAAGCTGATATTCTATTGGTAGAGTCTCACAGAGAGTTTAGCAGATACATCACAATGCTAAATAATCTTGAGGTTAGAACTCATATTGATCTGCAGCCTGGTGCAGTTATATACCAGTACCAGTTTGAATCAGAGCCAGGGAAAAATGATGAAATAAATTCAATCCTTATTCACGAGGCAACTGTTAATAATAAAAAAGTATTTGTTGTTTCTGATGAAGGGCAGTCAGTATTCCTTGAACCAACCCAATCTCTTAAGTATAAGATGATTGAAAGCAATATTCCATATACAGTATTGCCAGGACCATTTTCTGGAATTCAGTCTGTAGTGTCATCAGACTTTTTTATAAGACAGTTTTTCTTTGGAGAAAGCTTGCCAAGCATAAGTCAGCAGGGCAGAGTTGATACATATAAAAGAATAATTGCTGCTGGAGTTCCAGCAATCTTTTTGCTTACTGCTGAAGATTCAAAGTGGTGCGTTGAAGAGCTAAAGCAGTTCTTCGGTGCTGACTGGACTGCAGACTTTCAGATGAGTCTTACCATGGAAAATGAAACCCATGTGTATGGAACGTTAGATGAAATACTTAACTATATAGATAGTGTTGATTATCTTTTTAAGAATGAAAATCAGGAAAAGAAATTTGCTATTTTGCTATTTCCTAATAAAAATATTGAACACACATATTGACAAAATCTCAGCTAGGTGGTATATTTAATACATGACAGATAAAAACTTTGATGAGCTATACGATTGGCTCCAGCACGGAATTGAAAAAGGTTGGGTAACAGAACCATTCTGCTACACACATGATGGTGATCCATACATGACAGAAGAAGAAGAGCAAGAGTGGGAAGATGGAGGAGACCCATGTTGTCCCGTAGTAAAACTTATTCAGTAGGAATATCTTTATCAGTTGCTGCATCAATATTTGCTGCAAGTCCTGCACATGCAATCTATGAAGGCTATGATGCAAATGGAGACAAGCTTGTGTCAGCAACATACATGGGGAATGGTTGTTCAGTAGCACCAATTGCTAAGCGACTATTGGTTATGGCTCAGCATTGCCCAGCTATCCCAAATCAAACCAAGTATGTATATCCTGGTGAACCTGCAAACTCTAATAATACAGTAACTGCACTAAAAACTTTTGTTCCACAGGGAGAGTTTAAGGGTGGCCGTGAATACGACATCATGATTGTTGTGGTTGATAAGGATCTTCCATTATCAGACAATCTGCTGATTGCAACTGAGCAGGATGTGCAAAGATTTATTGCAAACAATAATGAGATAGTTACATATGGATTTGGTCTGACAGAGTCAAAGTCTTCATCTACCACTGCAAAAAAGGCAGTCTTTAAAATGTTTGAGGGCATAGATGGGGCAGTTTCTAGTTCATATAAGTACTCACTCTCTCTGACTCCAGTTAATGGTAAGCAAGAAGTATGTAATGGAGACTCAGGTGGACCATCATATGTGTTTGACTCTGACAAGATCTACTACATTGGTGCAACTATTGCTTCAAATAAAATGAATGGATGTGGATCAGATCAACATCTTGCACCAATTGCAAGAGTACAAACTCTATATCCATTTCTAGATATTTTTAAAAATGCTAGTGATTGGGTGTTGCAAACTCAGCCGAAATCTGATACAATAGTAGAACCAAAGCAGGAAACAATTACTGCGGTGGCAAAACCTGTAGTTAAAAAGAAGGTTGTAATTAAGAAACCTGTCAAGAAAACTACAAAGAAAAAATAGAATAATTGCCCTATAGCTCAGCTGGCAGAGCGTCCGACTGTTAATCGGCAGGTCCCTGGTTCGATCCCAGGTGGGGCAGCAAACACATTGACGACGGTTGATGTGGAGTATGACCGAATAATTCCCAAAGTCAAATGGGGGGAATAAGGTACTATCGGATCTTAGCGGATCGTCTTAGCGGACAAACGGTAGGTGTGCTCAAAAGCGGTACTTGATGAACCGTATTGACTAGGCACTGGTGGTAAAAGGCAATCCACCTACTCACTCTTGGTCCTGTAGCTCAGTTGGTTAGAGCACTACCCTGTCACGGTAGGGGTCGCCAGTTCAAGTCTGGTCAGGATCGCTCAGAAGCATAAGTCTGAACAACTTATGTGGAGATTGTTATACTGAAATCTGCACCGTGGACGCATCATACGAAGGGGTTCAGCCCGATGGAGATTGCTCTGCTAATCCACTAGGTATAACAGCCAATGGGAATAGTTCCTTAACCAAAAGGTGACCACGATTGGCAAATGCCTTCTTAGCTCAGTGGTAGAGCAACGCACTTGTAATGCGTAGGTCGTCAGTTCAATCCTGACAGAAGGCTCCATGGCCCCATCGTCTATCGGTTAGGACTTCAGATTTTCAATCTGGCAAGACGGGTTCGATTCCCGTTGGGGCTGCTATAATAGTATTGGAAAGGTTTGGATATGGAAAAGCCTCCTATTATAACGCATGACATCAATAATTTTGAGATCTGGTATGAAACCAAAGATCCAAACTTTACTGAACTATCAAGACGATCAAACATCCCAATGAATTGGATGTCATATCAAGTGGTCCTATCTGGAGATAACAAGGACTCAATCATTAAGCCTATAAATAGGTATGTTGAAAGACTAGTTCCGCCACCAAAGCTAATAAGTATTAAAGATAATATTGTTAGACTTCGTCAGGGCAACCACGCAGAAATGTTTTTGCTAGAAAAAGAAGACGGAGAGTTTTATAATGTTGATCGTCCGTGGCAAAGACAATACTATAATACTGCCCTAGACCTTGAAGCAGAAGACTGCTTTCCTGGAACTTTTAAATTCTATGTCCCATGGTTTATTGACGAAAACATTCCAGTGTATTTTCATCCATCAGAAGAAGAAAGCCCATTCTACACGTTTCCAACAATGGCTCCATATCACAAAGTACCGTCAGACGTAAGATTTGTTGAGCCACACTTTGTTCCATTTAGATTTAAGAGAGTTGGCTCTCATATGATCAACGATAAGTTTGGTAAAATACCAAGACAGTCTGCAATGTATGACATGGTTTTCTATGCAGATGATATAATAATAGAAAGAGTAAAGGAATTCTATGACAAACATAATTCAGTTTTATCCGCTTAATGAAGACGTGCCTGCATTTGTGCCAGAACCACAGCCTGCATCTAGAAATCTTCCACAGTGGTATAAGGATACACCAGGGTCAATTGACTCAGGAGAAATGATGGCTCAGATTGGCCAGCCTGCAAGCACGGTAAAGAAGTGTATGCCAATCTTTGATGCAATAACAGCAGGATATATTCTAAGACTACCAATGGATGTCTTTGTAGATGCTACTGGAGAAAAGCTGACCTATCAGATTCCACTTGCTATGACAAAGTTCAAGGGTGACATGTTCGCTACACATGAGCGTAGACAGTATGAAAAGTATCCATATGGGGATAGATGGCACCAAGACCTTCTTCGCATTATGCCATTTTGGATTATCAAAACACCAAAGGGGTTTAGTACACTAATTACACAGCCATTCCATGGAGACAACTCTCCGCTATACGCAGTAACTGGATTGGTTGATACAGATGGATTTGGAACTGATGGACACTTCTCATTTTGGGTTGAGAAGGGTTTCAAGGGTACAATTCCACAGGGCACTCCAATTGCACAACTAATTCCATTCAGACGTGAGGACTGGAAGATGGAGCTAGAAACATATGAAGAAACTAAGAAAGATATTCTTCCACAACGCTTTAATCTTCGCAGCACATTCAGTAATGGATACAAGAATAAGTTTAGAAGCCGTAAAGAATATAAGTAATGGATAATCCGCTAAAGATTACATTCATACCAGCCAACAGAGACGCTGAGCAGAGTGGTGCAATGTCTGCACCTGAGCCAGCAGCAAGACATATACCAGAGTGGTACAGGTCATTGGCTAGGCATGACCTATCAAATGATGACATTACTCTGAGGCCAGAAAATCATATTGGCACTGATGGTGCTCAGGTTTCAACTAAGATGTGTATGCCATTCTTTGACGCAATTACGGCAGGGTATCAGTATTGCTTAGAGGATGATCTTTATGTGGATATGGATGAAAATGGTCATCCAATTATGCACTGGAAGGGCAACGTTATGTTGGTAGATACAAGACCAATATTTGATGTACCACTTCCAGATAATTGTCACCCAATACATTTTGGATGGAGAATGAACTGGTTTTATGAAACTCCACCTGGATATTCTGTACTGATTACACACCCAATGAACAGGCACGACCTTCCGTTTTATACTCTTTCTGGAATTGTTGATGCTGATATTTGGGGACTGCCAGTGTTTACAGCTTTCTTCTTGAAACGTAATTTCCGTGGGGTAATTCCAAAGGGCACACCAATCTTCCAGATGATTCCATTTAAAAGAGATAACTGGGAGCTTGAGGTTGATAGCCGTCAAGATACGATAGATGAGCATTGGTTCCGTGGAGAAAACAGAAGATCCATGCTATATGGATATTACAAGAAGACCGCATGGAGAAAAAAGCTATTTGGGATTTTAGGTAAAAAAGAAAAAGAGGTGAGGCATGATGATTAATGAGCATATCTCTATTATTGTTATTGCCTACAAGGATAAAAATCTAGCAGACTTTGTTTCATCTATAAAGAAGAATACAAGGTCTCATCACTCAATAGAAGTTTTTGATCAGCATCCCATTGACCACCGTAAAGAATTTGAGGGTATCGAAGAATGCTCGTATGATCATAAAATATGGGATGATATTGCTGGACCAACGATTAAGCGTACAGAGAAGATATCAAATAGAATGCATAATGCAACACACATATGCGTAGTGACACCAGACTCTGTTCTTGCCCCAGGATGGGATGTTGAGTTATTAAAGCTATCTAGCAAAAATAAAGCTGTGTTTTCTGGTAATGGCAAGGCCATTGTTTCAAATAAGGACCTATTTTCATTAAACGTAGAATATCTTCCATTTAACGAAAGCATTAAGAATCAATTTGTTACCAAGAACTTTATCTTTGCTGAATCACAGGCATTCCGTAATATACGGATGCCAGATTTTTTAAAGTATGCTGGAGAAGATGAGTATTGGACATTAGCTTTTATGTCTCAGGGATATGACATATACTCTGTTCCCACACATATTTATCATGATACAAAATATCGCTCAATAGAAAATACATACCACACCTTCTCTGCAGAACACAACTACAACATTGTGGTAGATCTAATGCATAAGGTTAATCTGGAAGAGTATAAGATTTCAGTGGCAGCAGTGGATAACTTTTTTGAGTTTCACAAAATAGATCCAAGCAGTATCAAAAAGCTTCCATATGCTACCAACGATGTATCATACAATCCGTATAACCTACAGATGCACGATGTTGATGCACGAAGGTTTATAGCAGGCACAAAAGCAGTCTATTAGAATAGGGTATAATATAATCATGCACAGTATTAAAGTCATTAATGATTTCGTAGAGCCAGCAGATGCTCAATTGTATATGGATGAGGCTAGGACTCCTAGCAATGTAGAGCCGTTCCCAGACTACTATAAAGATCGCTTTGGTGGAACTGCTCTGCCATATAATGAAAACACTAGATACCTAAACAAAAAGTATGGCAGAAAAGCTGCTGAACTTGTCCAAGAGCTATACGGATTTGTTAATCCAGTTTATGTTTATAAAGTTTTTATGAATCATACAACAAAGCCAGGATACTCTGGACCAATCCATACAGACTCAGTTGACCCTGAGCCATGGATTGAGTGGAGTGCTGTTCTGTATGTTAATGATGACTTTGAGGGTGCTAAGCTCCACTTTCCAAATCAGGCTTTTGTGTATGACCCAGCACCACGTGACGCTGTATTTTTCCCATCAGCAGGTGCGGAATACATGCACGGCATCTCTGAGATGAAGTCTGGTGAAAGATTTTCTATAGTAGTATGCTTGACTAGCAAACCACAGTATGCTGATCCAGACATGCTGGAGCCAGGGGATGATATGAATTATAGGGCGACAATGTATGATATGGAGGCAAATAGTTGAAGCATGAAATATTAGACTTGGGTCTAGTTTATTACACAGATGTTTTTGACAGCCACAAAGATCTTGTAGCAAAGATAGAGTCTATGATGGACAGGATTGCTAGGCATGAGCATGGTAGCAATGAGATTCAGGCAGAGGACTGGCAGCCTTGGTGGGATGATCACATGGACAAGCCATTCAACTATAAAAGACCAATCTTTAGAAAAGACTCTATTTCTCCAGATGGACACTATGCTAAAGAGCTTTTGGAAATCTCTGAAATTGTTTATACCGCACTAGATGCAGCATTTGAACACTACGCATCTGAGCTGTATCCATTTGCAAAAAACAATATTAAGTCAGAAGAGTTTGGTGATGGCATACTAAAGTACGTTGACAGTGGACACCTGCCAGCTCATCATGACCATGGTGTGAGCAGTCGTGTGCTTTCAGCAGTCATTTATTTAAACGACGACTATGATGGTGGCGAGATTGAATTCCAGCAATCAGGAGTAAAAATCAAGCCAAAAGCTGGAAGTATTATATTCTTCCCATCAAACTTTTTATATATCCATGAGGTTATGCCAGTTTCAAATGGTACAAGGTATGCAATACCACACTGGTATCACAATATGACCAAGCCAATTTTGTCGAATGGAAGCGAATGAAAAGAATAATATTTTTAATTAAGTTTAAGCTTTGGAAGATTAAGAATCGCAAAAAGCTAAAGAAGAAAGAATATATTTATTAATGTCAGTAGATATTGGTAGCAACATTAATTTTGGACACATCGTAAACGGTAGTGTCATGGAATTCTCAACACAATTTGGATATAGTGGGTGGACAAAGACTGGCCCTGGACCAGGACTTGGTAAGCATAACTGGTATGACCAAATTGACTTATATATAAATTCACATGGATTTAGGTGTGATGAATTTGTAGAAAAAGATAAGCATGATGGCATGCACCTTTTGTTTGCAGGATGTTCTGTAACTTGGGGAGATGCTACAAAGAGCAAAGATCTTTGGGCAAAAAGGGTATATGACAAAATATCTTCAGTTCACAAGACTAGCGGATACTTTAATATAGGTTTCCCAGGGATGAGCATTATACAAGAAATATTCTGGATCATAAAGTATTGTAAAGCTTTTGGGAACCCAGACTTTATATTTTTTCTTATGCCAAATGTTGGCAGATTTGTTAATGTTGGCTACATTGGCGGTGGAGATAGTCCAGTACTTGGAAGCTCATTGATGGATACAGAAAGTAAAGACTTTGATACAAACTCTTTATTGTTAGCAGCCTACCTAACATTTGAGGCCTACCTAATGCTTGATGAATATTGCAAGGCATCAGGGATAACCCTAATATCCAGTACATGGTCTGATCATCCAAATGAAAGAATAAACCACGGTAACTCGTTTATAAACCCAACAGCTAGTTTGCTAAAGGGTAAGTTTGACACATTCTTTGACTTTATGCAAGATGGTGTTGACAAATTGGAATGGATGTATGAGTATATAGTTAAAAATCCAGAAGCAACATTAAGAGCAATTGATGATATACATCCAGGCTCAGCAGAACATGCGTACTTTGCTACCAGAATGCTAGACAGATACAGAGAGATAACAAGTGAAGATATTAGGCTTTAACGAAACTTCTCATGATGCAGCTGTTGCTGTTGTTAAAAATGGAATGATTCTATTTGCAGGGCATGCAGAACGGTATAGTAAAGAAAAGAATGACTGGTACACAAACGATGATTTGTGGAATGATGCACTTAGATGGGGAAAGCCAGACGCAATAGCTTACTACGAAAAGCCATGGCTAAAGAAATTTAGGCTTTGGAAAAATGGTGGGGCAGCGGACTGGAAGCCCAAACACAGATATGATGTATCATTTAAGCACCACTACTCTCACGCATGTGCTGGATACTACACAAGTACATTTGATAAAGCAGCAATAGTTGTCCTTGATGCAATGGGAGAATTTGCAACATCTACCGTCTGGTCTGGTGATGGCGAAGAGATTAAGCTTGTCAAAGAAATAAAGTATCCACTTAGCTTTGGATTATTCTATACAGCATTTACAAAACTTATCGGACTCAAGCCAAACGAACATGAGTATATCCTTATGGGTATGGCAGGGTATGGAGATCCAGCGAGATACTTTAAAAAGGTATCTGAGTATTTCCCATACACTGGTAAGCAGAAGTACAACTACCACAAGGGCATTACTGATTGGAATGAGCCAATTGATGAGCAAGCTAAATTTGATATAGCTGCTGCAGTTCAGAGAGTTTATGAATATAGGCTGTGGGACTTTATGTCTCAGGTAAGAAATGAATTACTGCCAAATTATGGCAACCTTGTTTTTATGGGTGGTTGTGCATTGAATGCATCTGCAAATACAATGTTGTGGAAGATATTTGATAACATTTGGATTATGCCAAATCCAGGGGATGCTGGCAGTTCTTTGGGGGCTGCCCTTGCACTTCGTGGAAAGCATGTAAGGTGGGAAGGCCCATACCTTGGGTACGATCTTGGTAATGAGTATCCAGTAGACGCAATCTTTAATGAAATAATGACAAACAAAGTATGTGCAGTAGCTGCAGGAAGAGCAGAGTTTGGTCCACGTGCACTTGGTAATAGAAGCATCTTGGCAGACCCAAGAGATCCAGACATCAAGGATAAGGTTAATAGAATAAAGCAGCGTGAACTCTTTAGGCCATTTGCCCCAGTGGTTATGGCTGAGCATGCATCTGAATGGTTTGATATGAATTATGAATCTCCATATATGCAGTACACTCCAAAGTGTCTAAAGCCTGAAATCATTCCATCAGTTGTACACGTAGATGGAACTTCCAGAGTTCAGACAGTTACAAGAGAACAGCATCCAGGACTATATGCAGTCCTAGAAAAGTTCTACAATGAAACTGGTGTTCCAGTATTGCTTAATACTAGTCTGAATGTTAAGGGGCAGCCATTACTTAACGATGAAGATGACATTAAGCTTTGGGAAGAAACCTATAATACTAAGATTGTGAGATAAGTCATGAAAGATAAAACAATTTTTATAACAGTTCCTGCCTACAATGATCCAGCACTAATCAGAACTATTGAGGGTGCGTTGGAGAATGCCTTGTTCCCAGAAAGATTATTTTTTTGTATAGGAATGCAGTATCATGATGACAGAATGCCAGACATCTCTAAGTATTTGGATAACCCAAACTTTAAGTTTTTATTTTATGATGTAGAGACTCGTCCAGGAGTTTACTGGGTAAGACGAGAGATGGCAGAGCAGCATAGCGGACAAGACTATTTCCTAATGATAGATTCTCATATGGTGTTTGCAAAGTATTGGGATGCTACACTAATCAATGACTATGATGCACTTGTTAGGTTGCATGGGGAAAAGACAGTATTGTCTAGGCCAACCATGAAACACGTTGGCTCAACCTTTGATAATGGTTTTGTAACTGATGCTGTTTATTGGGGCATAACACCAAATAATGATTTAAATGTTATTGATAGGACAATTAGTCCAGCAGCAGATAGTGAACCATGGGATGGTACTAGGTACAGAAGAAGCTTCCAGTCATGCAGCCACTTCTTCTTTACAAATAAGAACTATTTAAAAGATGTTGGATTCTTCCCAATTATAAGATCATACACAGAAGAATACACCATATCTATAGCAAGCTTCTTGTCTGGATGGGATTATTACTATAACACTGAATATATTCCTATAGGTCACGATGATGAAGAGACTACCATGGCAATTTATGGTAAGCCAATGTATACTATGGGTCAGGGAAAGCCTTATCAGGCACTATACGAAAGTCCTGATGAGAGGGTTGAGATGGCAAAGTTTCAATTCTTAGACAGCTCTTCTGTCTTTAAGGTTAAGAATCAAAGGCGTACAATAGAAGAGTTCTATGACCTGAACCCTCAACTAAAAGATATAAGGCAGATGTACATAGCAATGCTTGGCCTTTAATATTCTGGTATAATTTTGTACTGTCGTATAAGGAGGCCAAATATGGCAGACAAAAACACAGCAGCCCTATTAGTTGAGGTTGCAAAAAAGGAACTTGGAACTATTGAGGGTCCAAAGGATAACGAAACCAAATATGGTAAATTTACAAAGGCAAACTTTCAAGCTTGGTGCGGATCATTTGTTATGTGGTGTGCAGATCAAGCAGGTGTAAAGGTGCCAAACACTGTCTATACTCCTGCAGGTGCAGAAGGTTTTAAGAAGATGGGTACTTGGGTTGATGCTAAGAGCGGAGAAGCTCCACAGCCAGGTGACATTCTTTATTTTGATTTTCCAGAAGACGGTGTCAATAGAATTTCACACGTTGGTATTTGTATTAAGGCTGGCAAAGATGGACTATGCACAACCATAGAAGGCAACACATCTGGGACTGCAAAGGGAGACCAGAGAAATGGTGGAATGGTTGCAGAAAAGGTTCGTGGATATGCAAAGAATAAAAAGGGTATTCAGGTGTCTATTGTTGGATGGGGTAGACCAAAGTTTTCTCCTAATACTTCGGTAGCAGAAAAGCCTTTTGACACAGACTCAGTCACAGAAATTTATTGTGACTATTTAGAAGCATAATGTGTTAAAATATATTTATATAGAAGGAGGGCCACATGGCCAAATATCAATATCCGATTGACGGAGGAAAAAACAAAGGCTGGAAAATCAGCAGCAAGATGGGCTGGAGAATTCACCCAGTCCAGAAAACTAAGAAGCACCACAATGGTACTGACATCTTTGGACTTGGAAAGAAGCCATGGTACATCGAAGCATTCGCAGATGGAAAGGTTCTAAAGGCACAGAAGTCAACTGCTGCAGGTGGTGGATTTGGATACTATGTAGTTCTTTTGCACAAGATTGATGGAGAATTTTATACATCACTATACGCTCACATGGAAGAAGGATCTTTGCAGGTAAAGCCTGGACAGACAGTTACCGCTGGTACAGTTCTTGGAAAGATGGGAACTACTGGTATGTCAACTGGTGTTCACCTACACTGGGAGATCTGGAAGGGTAAGGAGCATGGATGGTCTGCAGACGGCAAGGGCTTTGTTGAGCCAATTGGATTTGTAGAAGCACTCATGGCAGCAGAAAAGGCAAAGGCATCAGCTGATGAGGTAACCCCTTCTGACGCTCCAGCACAGCCACTGCCAGCTCACTCAACTATGCCAGAGGAAAAGCCAAAGCCAGCACCAAAGCCAGTTGCTAAGCCAGTTGCAAAAGCACCTGCTAAGGTGTATACTGTTAAGGCAGGGGATACACTGAGTGGTATTGCTACAAAGAACAAAACAACAGTAGCTAATCTAGTAAAGATTAACGGGATCAAGGATGCTAATAAGCTATCTGTTGGTCAAAAAATTAAGCTAGCCTAGTTGACAGATAATCACAGGGGTGGTATACTTTATATAGTATGCCACCCTTTGTGGCCTTTATAGGAGGAAATATGGAATCCAATAAAAGAAGTTTGATTAAGACATTGAGCTGGGAAACATTCCATCTCATTGGAGTAGCTGGTGTAATTTATCTTTTCACTGGCGAATGGGAGTATGCAAGCCTTGGTGCCTTGATTTATATTGCCTGGGAATCTCTAGGGTATTACATCCATGAGCGTCTTTGGGCTAAGTTTGGCAAGAAGGTAAAGTAATGCCAGTATATGAGTATGCATGTACATCATGCGATCATTCATTTAAAGAGACAAGAAGTATCCACGACCCATCACCTGAGCATTTGTGCGAAAAGTGTGGGTATAGAATGCGTCAAGTAATTGGCACACCTGCTATCCAGTTTAAGGGTAGCGGATTCTATCAAACAGATAAGTAGGAGTAGGCATGGAAATTGCAATATCTCATGAATGGACATTGACAGCTAATGATCGTTGCGACAGCTGTGGTGCACAGGCATATGTACAGGTAACTGGAGTATCTGGAGACCTACTGTTTTGTTCTCACCACTACAATAAGATTGTAGATAATGCTGTTGGATATGACAAAATGATGAAGTTTGCATTCAAGATAGTTGATGAGCGAGAACGTCTTGAAGAGAATCGGACAAAGGGTGAAGACTAAAAGAGTATTGCTTACTGGCGGTGCTGGATTTTTGGGTAGTCACGTCTTAAAGCGTATCCTAGATACAACTGATTGGGAAGTTGTCTGCCTAGTTACATTCAAGCATCATGGCATTCAGGATAGACTTGTATTTGCAACTGAAAATTTGCCAGAAAAGCTTGGTAGGGTAAAGGTTCTGACCTGCGACCTATCTTCGCCAATATCGTCAGTAACATCAAATAAGATTGGCAAGATTGACTATGTTCTAGATTTAGCAAGTGAAAGCCATGTAAACAGAAGCATTGAAGATCCTGCACCATTTATTATTAATAATGTTCAGGTTATTTGTCATATGCTTGAGTGGGCCAGAGAAGCAAAGCCTGAAAAGTTTATTCACATATCTACTGATGAAGTGTTTGGTCCATATCAGGGAAGACATTTTACTGAGTGGGACACACACTTGCCAAGCAATCCATATAGTGCATCTAAGGCTGCACAAGAAGATATTATGTATTCCTATTGGAGAACATACTCTATGCCTTTGGCAATAGTAAACATCATGAATATCGTTGGCGAGTGCCAGAATGTTGAAAAGTTTACACCAATGATAATTAAAAAAATTATTAATAATGAGACCGTAGACATTCATACATATGACAATGGCAAAATTGGCAAGAGATACTGGCTTTATGCTGGCAATATGGCATCAGCACTACTGCACATACTGACAAAAGATTTTGTGCTGCCATCTGATTCTAGCAAACCACTAAGGTTTAATATTGCTGGAGATAAAGAGTACTCTAATTTAGAGTGGGCAGAAAAGATCTCGTCAATACTTGACAAAAAATTAAATTATCAGATGGTTGATTCATCAGTTTCACGTCCAGGATATGACTCTAGCTATGCTCTAGACAATAGCAAACTAATAGAGTCTGGTTGGTCTGCACCGTATGATCTTGATCAAGAAGTAAGCAACATAGTTAAATGGTATATGGAGAACCCAGAATGGTTATAAGGGATAAGTGTCGTGCATGCAATAGCACAAAACTATTTACAGCGATTGATCTTGGGCTACAGCCTTTGGCAGGTGGCTTCATAAAAGATAAAGAGCCAGCATACTTGTATCCAAATGCTATGTTGGTTTGTGAGGATTGCGGTCTTGGCCAACTTTCTGTTGATGTCACTCCTAGTGAGCTGTATAAGAATTATAACTGGAGAACATCAACAAGTAAGTCTTATCTTGACTACATATATGATTTTGCAGATAAGCATATTATTCCAAGAATAAACCCAGGGGAATGGGTCCTTGAAATTGCAAGTAATGATGGATATCTATTAAAATATCTAAAATCAAAAGGTATTGATGTTCTGGGGGTAGACCCTGCAGAGAATATATCTAGATATGCTATCTGTGATGGTGTACCAGTAATCACAGATTTTTTTGGAACTGCTGTTGCAGAAGACATAGTTAGACTAAAGGGCAAGCCTAAGTGGATTGTTGCTAATAATGTTATGGCACATACACCAGATATTCAGGACTTTATGGCAGGCATATCAATGCTGTCTGATAGGGATACTATTGTTACGGTAGAGAATCCAACTATCATGAACATTATTGATCACGATCACTTTGACGTTATTTTCCATGAGCATTATTCCTATTTGTCTGCACATGCAGTTGCAAAACTTGCTAATCGCATGGGGCTATCACTATTTGATGTTCAGTCAGTGCCACCGCAGGGTGGGTCAAATAGGTACTGGATAAAGCAGGGCGGAGAGCCAACTGAGGGAGTTAGGGTTGCAGTTAGAGAAGAGTTGGAGTATGGTCTACTAAATAAAGATAAGTGGCAAGCTACTCAAGATAGGATTACACGTAATGCCAAATCTTTTGCTGGCAAGGTAGAATCTATTTGGCAGTCTGGTGGCACCATTTGTGGAGTTGGAGCATCTGCAAAGTCAACTGTTGTTTTAAATTTTGCAGGAATACAGTCGCACAGAATCTCTGCAGTTGCAGATGATGTAAAAGAAAAACAGGGATACAATATTCCTGGACCAATTATTCCAATTACAAGCATGGAAGATATGCTAAAATTGAATCCAACTGATATAATAGTTTTTGCGTGGAATATTAGAAAAGAACTAGAGAGTAAGCTACGCAACTTGGGATACACAGGAAAAGTCTGGGTATGGAACGGAGAATAGTATGTACGAATATTATGTAAATGAAGTAACTAACGTAGTAGATGGAGACACCATTGACGTTGTAATTGATCTAGGCTTTGATATCCTGTTCAAGAGTCGTGTTCGTCTGGCTGGTATTGATACCCCAGAGTCACGTACATCTGATAAAGCTGAGAAGGCACTTGGACTTGAGGCAAAGGAATATCTTAAGAAAAATATCAAGGCTGCCAAAAAGGTTGTTATTCGTACAGAGAAGATGGATTCTTCTGAGAAGTATGGCCGTATCCTTGGTTGGGTCTATCTAGATGGAGATTCTGAATCTATTAACAACAAGATGATTAACGAAGGCTATGCGTGGGGTTATCTTGGTGAGACTAAGATTAAAGATTTTGATGCACTTGCAAAAGCACGTGCTAATGCAGCAACCAAAAATAAGTAATCACTAATAGCAGTATAATATTATCATGGAATATATACTTGGTGCTATTGTGACGCTAGCCACTATTGCCTTTATTTCTAATAAAATAAACAATAGCAAAACCATGCGTCTTAGGGTCAACATTCAATACAACCAAACACGTGCATTTGAGCTTACTAAGCCATTAGATCTTTTCAATGCTATGGTTGATATGGTTGCAAATCCCATCATTACTCAGACTACCAAACATCATGACTCTATGCATGTAAAGGTTGTTATTGCAGACAATGAAGCCTACTGGATTTCAAACAATAAATTTTATGTGGCTGATGTTAGAGATAAAATGGTTATCCAGGAATCAGCAAGAGAAGTTGACACAATGACCATGGATGATGTAGAATTGAAAAAGATAAGCGAAATTGTAGAGATACTTAGGAAGGAAGATAAGAATGATCGTGGTAGTTCAGGGAACAAAAAACTTTAATGACTACTCAATCTTTTTGTCTGGTATGCGTTCAGCACTCATACGCAAGGACGAGGCTGACAAAGAGTTTATAGTATTTACAGCAGGACCCATAAACATAAACAATATGGCTATGGAGTTTCTTAATGTTACAGAACGAAGCCTAAAGGCTAAGGGCATTAAGAGCAAGCTTGTAAAAATTCCACCAAGGTGGATTGAAGATAATCATGCCGAAATTGATTACTTCGCCTTCTACTGCCTGCCAAAAGAATCACTTCCAGACTCTGTGCAAACTGCCAGAGCCAAGGATGTTGACGTGCAGGTATATAGGCACTAACAAAATAAACAATAATATGTACACAAGGGGTATATAAATGAACATTAAGTCACTAGACAAGATGGAATCAATTGTAAAATCAAACAAGTCACTAAGCTGGCGTGGTTGGGACGTGGTCAATATCATTCCTAATCCAACTGCATGGTCAAAGCCAAATGGTGCGTTTGTCCGTGGTCGCTGGTATATTAAGCAGGTGTTCCCAGTAACCGAAAATGGATGGGATATTCCAGACAGATTTGTGAGGTAGTCTATGGCAAGAGCTAAAGACGAATGGATAGAAAAAGCTAGATGCAAAAACTTTGATACTAATCTATTTTTTGATACATATGAGGAAGACCTAGAGATCCGTGAGGATGTTGATACGCTTTGCTCAATGTGTCCAGTTGCACGTCATTGCTTTGCTGTTGGAGTATCGCAAAAAGGCTGGGGTGTCTGGGGAGGAATCTATCTGGAAGATGGAGAGATCTCTCGTGAGTTTAATAGACACAAGAATAAGGCCAAGTGGGCTGCAACCTGGAAGTATTTGACGGTAGATTAAAGTGTATACAGATTCAATGAAGACAGCATTTAGATCGCTGGCACATTATGCACCAAAGGGATTTAAGGTAACCATTATAGACAATGACACCTTTATCACTGTAAAGGCAAATGAGCCAGATTTTATGAAACTACTTGACGAAGACAAGCGTCGTGCTGTAGAATATATGGTAAGGGTCAAGAAGGCCTTAGAAGATAATGGAGCTATCGTACTACTGGTACGAGAGGGTGGAAAGGACATATAGTGCAAACTTTTTTGCCGTCCAAAGATTTTGATACTGCTGCTAACATGCTTGACTCAAAGCGATTGAACAAGCAGATTCTTGAAGCATATCAAATTCTCAAGGTGCTATCAAACAATGATCCAAAAGCAGCATGGCGTAATCATCCTGCAGTAAAGATGTGGCGTGGACATGAGCATGGGCTGTTTGTCTATGCACTTGCCATGGTTAAGGAAGCTAAGAGTCGTGGCATCAAAACAGATAAGAACATGGATAATCTGGTATCACTTCGTGTCATGCATCTAAAAAACTGGGGACATGGGATGCCAACATGGTATCAAAATTCTGAAGAAATGCATAGGATTACCGTGACGCATCGTGCACGACTAAGTGTTAAAGATCCAATCTATTATGCACATTTCTTCATGTTCCGCAACCATGCTGACAATACACCATGCTGTGAAACCTGTCAGTACTATTGGCCAACACATGTATCAGATCGAAAGGTTGTAAAATGATTGAAACAATTATAATTGCAATTCAGTCTATACTACTTATCGTTGCACTTTATGGATGGATCTTTCTTAAGAAAACTCAGGTAAACTTGGTACTTAAGCTAACTCAGTCACAGCTTGACCAAAACATGTTGCAGCAAAAGTTGGCACAAATAAATGAAGACAAAAGACTTCTTGAGTCAGAAGAGTTTATGCAATTCTTGACATCAAGCAGAGAATATGCTTTTGAGTATATTGAGGCAGTGCAAGAGGCTATTTCAGAATATAACAGTGTGGTTGAGCCAATCCTAAACTATCACAAAAATTATGGTATGGCTTTTGGAATGGACAGTGTTCCATTCCGAAACCTTGAGGATATCTCAAAGGCACATGAAGCATTGATGGAAATAATGCCATCTGAACCAAATAAACTAAACTAAGGAATATAATGAGAGACATTTTCTTTTCAGTTTTAACTGGCTTTATCTGTGGTGTAGCATTTGCTGCATTTAGATTGCCAGTTCCTGCACCACCAGTATTTGCTGGGGTAGCAGGCATTATTGGCCTATGGGCTGGTTATGCTATACTAATAAAGGTAATATCCTAGGAGGAAACCATGAATGAACAACTAAAGGCAATGCTTGCATCATACGGACGCTCAGTCCTTGGTGCTGCATCAACACTATATCTTGCTGGCGTAACTGATCCAGCAGATCTTGTTTGGTCACTTGTAGGTGCTATTGCACCAGTAGTAATTCGCTACGTCAATCCAAACGACCCAGCATTTGGTCGTGCACCAAAGGTGGAAGAGGTTGAGGTTGCTCTCGCTACAGCAAAGCCAAAGAAGGCTCCTGTAAAGAAGGCACCTGCTAAGAAGGCTCCAGCAAAGAAGCCAGCTAGCAAGTAAACCTAATATAGATTTGGCAGGCTGCAAATTGTGGCCTGCCTTTTCTTATGCTATAATTATTATGCCTGCCATTTGGGGGCAATTAACTCGCTTAATAAAGGAGATGATACTATGGTTATTAACACACCATTCGCAGGACTTGGTCTAGATATTGACAAGTTCTTTGCACTAAATACAACTACCCCAGCATACCCACCATATAACGTTGTCAAGATTCATGACGATAAGGTTGTACTTGAGTTTGCGGTTGCTGGATTCAAGAAGGACGACATCAGTATTGTAACTGAAAAGAATGTCCTATCAATCAAGGGTGAGAAGCAGGTTGATGAGCGTACATACCTACACAAGGGTATTGCTGCTCGCAAGTTTGCAAGATCATTCACACTACCAGAATATTTTGAGGTAGAATCGGCAGGATATGAGGATGGCATTCTTTATATTGATTTGATCCGCAATATCCCAGAAGAAAAGAAACCAAAGCAGATTAGTATTAACTAATCAAAAGCCCTGGGCATGGCTTAAAACTGCCCACACTATGCTATAATAATCCTATGACTCAGCATGCACTAGTAACCCTTTCAAGCTCTACAGCTACCAGGCTAACCCCTAATGGAATACATTCAGGACTAGATATAACTCTTCAGAATGTAGACGATGTAGCATATGTTTATATTGGAGGAGAGGGAGTTACCAGATTAAATTATGGATATCGTATTGCCCCTGGTCATGCAATATCTTGGGAGCTTCCAGGAAATGATTCTCTTTATGCAATCACAGATACTAACCTATCCAAGCTAGCAATTTTAAAAACAAGTCTTGAGAGTGGAAGTTAATGTCAAGATTTACTAATCATACAGATGGAACACCAGGACCACAGGGCCCTGCTGGCGAACCTGGATACGGAGCACTTACTAGATGGTCACCAAATTTTAAGGCAACTGGACTTTCTTTTACTGGAACAGGAAGCTCTTACCCAACATACAACTCTTATTATGCTAAAAATGGTCACATAGTTAGTTTTTGGATTGAAATTGATCTAGATACTGTTACTAATTTTGGAACTGGTCAGTACATAACAGAGTTGCCCTTTATGCCAATTGCTGGCTCAATGAATCACTTTTCTGGCTGGGCACTCGTTGATCCAACACAAAACCCAGATCTCGCAGGGCATATTATTCTTAATGCAGACCACCTTGTAAATACAAAAGACCTTGATCTTCACTACATAAAGCAAGCAGGCGGATCAAAAACTGCTATTATGGAAGCAATGTTTACCCAAGATAATCCAGTAACTCTAACTACAGATACAACCATTTATATCAATGGAACATATCTTACTAATGAATAGGATATAATATAGTTATGAATGAAATAATTAATACACTCAAAAGGCTACTTGCAGACAACATTGCTCTCAAGTTCAAAGCACATGGATATCATTGGAATGTAGAGGGTGATGACTTCAAACAATTCCATGATTTTTTCGGGGATATTTATGAAAGCTATGATTCTGCAACAGATACATATGCAGAATGGCTAAGAATATTTAAAGAATACGCTCCATATAGATTGGCAGATTTCTTTGATGCCTCCTCTATTGGTGAGCCATCTATTGTGGGTGACCCACAGCCCATGTTGGCTGACCTTTACTTATCTATTGAAAAGCACATTGCAGACTTAATTGTTGCAGGCAAAGCTGCTACTGCAGCAAATGAGTTTGGATTAGCAAACTTCTTTGCAGATCGTCAAACTATTTCTCAAAAGTTCTGCTGGCAGATTCGTGCAAGTATCGAAGCTGAGGAGATGGACTAATGCCATATCATGTTGGAGAAAAAGGATCTTACGGTTGTAACGGATACCCTGCACTAAAAGATGACGGAACAGTAATGGGATGTCATGACACCAAAGAACAGGCAGCAGCCCAAATTTATGCAATTAATCAGTCTGAAGGCAATATAGATAAGCAGTCCCCATGTTGGGATGGATATGTTCAGCGTGGTATGAAGCCAAAGAATGGAAAAATGGTTCCAAACTGTGTACCTGCTGCCAAGGCTGATGACCTGTGGGAAGATGACGATGATGTTATTTATGATAATGACTCTATGTCAAAGGCAGATGGCTACTCTCCACCAGCAGGGGCTAGAGCAGCAGCTCGTAAAGCAATTAAGTTTAAGGAAGATGGCAAAGCAGGTGGTGCAGGCACAGCAGTTGGCTGGACACGTGCACGTCAGCTGGCAAATGGTGAAAGCCTATCTCTAAGTACTGTAAAGCGTATGTACTCATACTTCTCACGCCATGAAGTAGACAAAAAGGGTAAGGACTGGGCTAACCAGGCTAATCCATCTAATGGCTACATTATGTGGCTTGCCTGGGGTGGAGATGCAGGATACTCTTGGTCTCGCAGAATTGTAGAGAGCGAAAAGAATAAATCTTTGTTTGCTGACTTTGGTAAAGATTATACAAAGTCAACAAGAGTGCTATAATAATATTGTCCCTCATACAGGCATCGCTCTTAGGATGGATTAGTTACCTATTTTATGACCGTGGCCTATTGCAGGTTGATCCTGTATGGGGGATTACTTAATTCCCAAATCACGCTGTCTTTTATCAAATGCCTCCAATGCCTTGGCATAGTCATCTTCAAGCTTTGATGTAAGGTGAAACTTCTTGACCATCTCTTTGATTATGTAGTATTCCTCTGGCTTTTCTACTGGAAATGCATTTGCTGCACCACTGGAAAAGTTGATATCACTCTTAGCACGTTCAATGTGGTGTGCCAAATGCTGATCAATTTGTTCCTGTGTCTTCAAAATACACTCTCCAGTGCCACCAGAAAGCCTGTAGAGGTGTGGAAGAACATTTGGCAGGTCTTCTGTTACCTGCTCAAATGTAAATGGCACTATGCGGTCTATAGCAATCATTGAGCCATAGGTATAGCCCTCCCACATCCTAGATTCCTGATACATGGACTCACGGATATACTCTTCCTTTCTTTCACGGAAGAATGCCATATTGCCATCAACAATCTCTGGTCTTCCAGCAATCGTTGAGCTTCCAAATCCATACGATGTCTTAAGTATTTGAGATGTAATGGCATCAACTGGGTCTCTAAGTACAGTAGTCATTGTTACACCAGGCAATTCTGCACGGAATAGAAGTGGTTCATGACATAGAATAACCCAGTTATCCATCTGACTCCATTCACCTGCCACACGTGGATCTAAATGGTCACGTAGGTTATGACCGTACATGTCTCTAATTAGATCAAAAAAGAAAAAGCCACCAGTTCTTGGCATGGTGTTAAGAATAATTTTATACACGAGGTTCCCTTCTAGTGTGTGGATCATTAATGATGCTATCTGTATCTGTTATGCCAGTTAGTTGAGTTATAGTTTTACTAAAAATCTCATCAGTTATAATTATAGCATTATCCATATCTATCTGTGGGTCTCTGGTAATTTCCAGTGTAAATGGGTTATATCCGATAAAGTCTATAAAATCCTCTACAGATCTTTCCCTGAAGGCACCAAAATCTTTATTATGCCTTATTTCTGGGTCAGTAAATATCTTTTTAAACTTATCATATGACTCTAAATTTGCTGCCCTAATTCTAGCCTGTTGCTCTGGCCTATCCCACCTAATATGTCTAACAAACTTATCACTTCTTTCACTTGGATTCCAGTAGTTAAAGTTATTGGTATATAGGTGTATTGGGGACACTACTTCATATCCTGCAGTCCAAGCACGAAGCATAGAAAGCTGTTGCTCAAAGCACTGTGCCATATTTTTCGCAAATGGGACTTCCCTGATATAGTCTGAATATGAAAATACCATATTTCCGTTATAAAAGTTTTCTTTGATCATTAGGTTGTTTGGTTTTGCAACCACCAAGCCATTAAGAGCGATTGGCTCTGGGAAGTCTAGAGTCTTTCCAATTACCTCCCACTCACCCATGTCTGGGTATGAAGTTAGTGGGTCAGCAATCAGCTCATCCTTCCAGCTATCAAAATAAATAGTTTGAGAATTTATTATGCTCTTGCCAAAAACTATGTTGGCTATCAAAAGCTCTGCCTCAAGCATTACGTCCCAATTTTTTCTAAACTTTGTGTGACAGTCTACTTGCATATAGTAAGCTTCGTCAGTCATAAACTCATCAATGATCATCTGCTTAATGTCGCATAAATAGTCTGGTGCATCATCTCCATGCACCTTCTTAATGTTGATATTAGCATCTGGAAGTTTATCTTGAATAGAGTCAACCATCCAGTCATCTTCTGGGTAGCCTTGGAACAACACACCAAATACAAGTCTATCTTTATTATAGGCTTGATCATATGCTGACTTTATTGTTTCATAAACAAATGGATCTCTCCAGCTTGGCATTGATACAAAAATCTTATTAGTCATTATTGTTTCTTTCATATTCACGTTGCTTGTGGCAATTTGCACAGACAACATCACACTTCTTTACCTCTTTCCAGGCTGCATCTTTTCCATATTTTCGAAGAACACGATAAACTAAGTCTATCTTCTTTGCTCCTGGACGATGGTCAAACTCAAGTATGTAGTGAGGGTAGTGGACCTTGCAATCCTTGCACCCCATCTTCTCTTTATACGCCTGAAATTGAGAGTATTGATTCATTACATATATTATAGCAAATAGAGGTATAATATTATTATGAATCTTGAAGCTTTCGACTATGATTTAGACGAAAGGCATGCCCTGCTTTTACAAAGAATTGATGACATTACATCAGAGATCTATTCTATTGGGGCATATGAAGAAAGAAAAGCCATCTTTGACCACATGCGTAAACTTATTCAAGATAAAGATGTTGCTGGCGATATGATTGCTGTAGAAGTTCTTTGCTGGACACTTGACCAGCTTGCCTCAGAAGGCTAAATCTGGTATAATTAAATTCTTAATCATAAGAAAAGAGAAACTTAGTGATACTAGTAACAGGTGGTGCAGGCTTCGTTGGCTCCCACCTAGTTGATAAGTTAATTGATCTTGGTTATCATGTTCGTGTAATTGATGATGAATCTGCAACAGAAAACAAAAAGTTCTATTGGAATCCGAAGGCAGAAAATTACAAGCTTGATATTTTAGACTATGAATCTACACGAAAACTATATGATAATGTTAAAATAGTTTATCATTTTGCAGCTAGATCAAGAATTCAGCCATCAGTTATAAATCCAGGCAATACTCTCAATACAAATGTTTTAGGAACATTCAATGTTCTAAAATGTGCATCAGAGGCTGGGGTAGATAGACTAATATTTTCTTCATCGTCATCTGTTTATGGAAATAACCCTCCACCAAACATAGAGACTCAAAGCCCAGATTGTCTCACAGTGTATTCTGCAAGCAAGTTGGTTGGTGAAAACCTTTGTTTTAGCTTCAATATGATGTCTAAAATTAAGACACTATCCCTGAGATTTTTTAATGTCTATGGAGATAGACAGCCAACGGTTGGGGAATATGCAACAGTGATTGGTAAGTTTATTGAACAGAAAAATGCTGGCAATCCATTAACAATTGTTGGTGATGGAGAACAGCTGAGAAGCTTTACAAATATATCTGACATTGTAGAGGCATGTCTACTAGCTGGAATGCTTGATGTTGAGGGTCATAATTTTGGAAAGTCATACAATGTTGGTTTTGAAAAAGAGTACAAAATAAAAGATATTGCAGGTATGATATCTGATAATTACATTCACATACCAAAAAGGGTTGGTGAATCTAATGCGACGATAGCAGACTCTTCTAGGTTCAAACATGTATTCGGCTGGAAACCTACAGTATATCTAGAAGACTGGATACGAAATAATGTCTAACATTCTTATCATTGGTAGGGGAAATGTGGGGCTAGCAACTGAGCGTAGCATGCCACTGTTAAATGCAGACTTTCATGATCCATACAAAGGTTTTATCGCAAACAATCCAAATACATATGAGTATGCAATAGTCTGCGTTGACACACTTCAGTCTGGACCAGATGATTACAAAGACTTAGACAGTGTGATTGAGTATCTAAACAATTACTCTGGCACTGTGGTAATTAGAAGCACAATATCTCCAGATAAAGCATTGGAAATTAACTCTAAGCTTTCTGGCCCTCTTGTTATGTTTCCTGAATTTATGGACCATAAGGATTTTAAAAATGGTACTGACTCATCTTCCAGAATTGTGTTAGGTGGTAGTCACGATACAACAAAAGACTTCTTTAAAACAATATCTAATTATGGCTATGATACAAATAAAGAAAAATTCTTTGTATCTATTGAAGAGGCATGCATAATTAAACTTTCTTCTAATGCAGCACTTGCTACCAAAGTTATTTTGTTTAACTCTATATATAAAATTTGTCAGGGGTATGGGGTATCATATGATGAAGTCAGAAAAGCAATTGGCATAGATAGTAGAATTGGTATTGGTCACACTCTTGCTCCAAGTCCAGATGATGGAATGCTTGGCTTTGGTGGTCATTGCTTACCCAAAGACATAAAAGCTATTGCAAAAATGGACAAATTGGGACTTTTTGAACATATAGAAAAAATTAACCACGATCTTGGCAGGTAGTCCAAATTGTGGTACAATATATAAACTTTGTTACAAAAACGTAATAATTCAAACAAGAAATCGTCTAATACAATTGTATAATTGTATTTATACAACTAAAGGAGATATTTATGACTACGGTTTATTCAAAACCAGCTTGTGTCCAGTGTGACATGACAAAGAAAATGCTAGATAAGAATGGTATTGAATATACTGTGATAGATATCACAGAGGATGTCCAGGCCTATGACAAGATTGTTTCTATGGGATTCATGTCTGTGCCTGTTGTTATTTCTGGCGACCAGGCATGGGCAGGTTTTCAGCCAGACAAAATTAATGCTCTTGCAGCTTGACTTATAAAGCCATCGTTGGTATAATTTATAACATAGAGAAATGGGTATGCTATGAATTGGCATTTAATTTGGGAAATGCTTTCTGATCCAAACCATATTATTGTAGACTTTTTTTGGAATACAATATATGAGTTGACAGTTGCAGTTATTTCATATAAAGTTATAGTTAAGAAATTGGAAAAGAGATTTAAAAATAATGACAGACAAAATTAAGGTATTGGATGAAGGTTACGTCAGACTGGTTGATACTCTTGGAGATGACCTTAGCATTGTTAACGCTGCTCGTGTTAGTTATGATAAGGAAAGTGACGAATTCTCTCAACGAGATACAAGACTTATTGAATTCCTTATTAGAGAAGGACACACAAGCCCATTTAGGCACACAGCCCTCACCATGGAGATTTACGCACCGCTCTTTGTCGCAAGACAGTGGTGGAAATATGCAGTAGCTTCAACACATGTTGATGATCAAAATGGTTGGAACGAATCTTCTAGACGATACATCACAGAAGATGAGCAGTTTTATATTCCACTATCAGATGAGTGGCGTAGCAAGCCAGAGAATAGCAAGCAGGGTAGCGGAGAACCAATTGATGAGGAAAAGGGTGCTTGGTATTTTGAAAAGCTTGTGCAAACAGTAGCTTCTGGTACTAGCCTATACCATCAAGCAATGGATGACAATATCGCACCAGAGCTTGCTAGACTGTTTTTGCCAGCGTATGGAATGTACGTGCGTTGGCGTTGGACAGCCTCTCTACAGGCCGTCATGACCTTCCTAGACCAGCGTCTAGAGCATGACGCACAATGGGAAATTCAGCAGTATGCAAAAGCAGTACGTGACTTGACAAATGGAGCATTTCCACGTACAATGGAACTATACACAAATTTTAAGGAGAATAATGATTAAGCCACTAGAAGATAAGGTAGTAGTAAAACCAATTGAGGAGTCTGAAAAGACAAGTGCAGGCGGTTTGATTATTGCAAATGTAAACAGCGAGAAGCCAACTGAGGCTATCGTAATTGCAGTTGGTCCAGGATTCACTGCTGCAAATGGAGACAAGGTTACTATTGACCTAAAGCCAGGGGATAAGGTTATTTATTCTAAGTATGCTGGTACAGAGATTGAGCATAACTATGAGAAGCTAATTATCCTGCCATACCGTGATATCTTTGCTGTAGTAGAGGGATAATGCACGATCTATTTGATGTAATGTTTGGCATTGAACATGTCATTGCCGAGTTTTTCTGGAATGCTGTATTTGCTCTAGCAGTATTTGCATTTTCTAAATCACGTATTCTAAGCAGAATTCACAAGTACATTGATGATAGGCATGAGGTTAAGCATGACAAGTACTGAGCTAAGGTGTAACTGGCCACATGGCTACCTGCATGTTACACAACAGTTACTGGATGATCAAAAGAAACACCAAAGACTAAATGTTTACAATGAAATAATTAGTGAACTAGAGTCTGAGTTGTTTGCAAATAAAGAAGAAGATCCGTACTATGGATATTATCTAAAGGCAGTAATCGAACGAATACAGTCCAAGATATAAATTCTTGGGGCAGTAGTTCAGAAGGTTAGAGCGTCACTCTTATAAGGTGAAAGTCGTGGGTTCAAGTCCCACCTGCCCTACCATCTCTCCATAGCTCAGCTGGATAGAGCAACGGACTTCTAATCCGTAGGTCGTAGGTTCGAATCCTACTGGGGAGGCAAATGATATAATGAATAATATGGACGATGTAAAAGTAATAAATAATTTCATCACAGAAGATGATGCACAAACAATAATTGATTTTATTGAAGATAAGCTATCTCTATTTGTCTATAATAAAGATCGTAAGCGATACATGCTTAGGTTTGGCTATGACGAAGAGTTGCCAGAACAAGCTATCCACTCTATGTTTATAGTAAAGCCAATCAAAGATTTGCTAATACAAATATTTGACAAAACAAATGATGTGGTTGGCAAAGACCTATTCCTAACATCTTGGTTCATATCAAAGCAAATTCCTGGTGCCAAGTTGCTACCACACAAAGACGGAACAAGGGGCATGAACGATCATCTTGAATATACAGCCATGCTATATCTAAATAATCTAGATAATAATGGAACAATATCATTCCCAGATTTAAATCTTGACATTACTCCACAACTTGGAGACTTGGTAGTCTTTAGGTCGCTTGATCATGAGCATATGGTTTCTGATGTAACTCAAGATAGATACTCACTTCCAATGTGGTTTACAAAAGATGAAAGCCTAAAGTTTAATGGACAAAATATTTATTAACATTGCAGCGTATCGTGATCCACTTTTGGTTAGGACACTTACGCAGGCTTATCAGAAGGCTGACCATCCAGAAAATTTAGTGTTTGCACTAGCAATGCAGTATGAGCCAGAGATATATCCAGACCTATCCTTCATTCCAAAAGATCAAATACGTATACTGAATTATGACTTGGCTAGCAGGCCTGGCATCACTAGAATTAGATATGAGCTAAGTAGGTCAGCATACATAGACGAGGATTATTTCCTAATGATTGACTCTCACATGAAGTTTCAAGATGGTTGGGACACATGGCTTAAGGTGTCACTAAATAACCTTGGTCCTAAAACAGTCATAACTGGTCTTGGAGAAATTCATAATGATCAGCTTAGATTAAAGACTTGTGAGATTATTCAGGGGCACATGGACTTAGTCTTTCAGGGTAAAGAATACTATGTTCCAATGGACTATGAAAATGCAGGACGATTCTATAAAGCACCATATATATCTTGTGGGTTTATGTTTACATATGGCTCTTTTGTAAATGATGTAGGATTTGATGAATATAGTCAATTTGATTCAGAAGAGCCCTATCTAAGTTGGAGAACCTTTATGTCTGGTTGGGACATATATCAAACATCCTATTGGCCAATTACACATTCTCCAGATAATTATTATGACGATGCTTGGGGTGGCTTTGAAAATAGAAAATTCCTTCGTGATGGGCTTGAGAGCGTATTTAGAAGCAACCTAGTAATGTTAAAATCATTAGCATATGTATACAATGACTATTCAATATACGCAATTAAGAATTCCCCCAGAAAGCCAGTGGAATGGTTCTTGGAGTGTGGATATACTATTAGTGATTATAAAAAAATTCTTTTACATTTTGACAAAATGATACGCAATAACGTATCAGGAGATGATATAATAATTCTATGACTAATACGATTAAGTGTGCCTTTTGTGCCAATGAAAACATGGCTGAGGTTAAGTATGGCTTTCCAACACCAACGATGATTGAACGTGCCAAGCAAGAGCTAATTGCTCTTGGTGGTCTATATGATCATGGAATCACCCACTACTGCTACTCATGCAATGAAACATTTCCACCAACCGAATGGCCTGGTTCTGTAGAATAAAAGAAAAGAGTTTATAGTGATTGGCCCTATAAGAGCTCATGAACTTGATAACGTTGCTGCTGAGATAACATCTAAAATTAAACAGTACAACATGGGCAACTTTTTGGTACCTGCAGCTAAACCATTCCTTCAGCAACGCAGTGAAGGAAATTATTCTAAAATTTTTGGAACTGATGATGGATATAAAGTTCTTGGTAAATTCAATGACTTCGGGTGCAGGTGCGACGATTTTAAAAAAGATCATGGCGGTAAGCTGCATGTACTTTTTGCTGGCTGCTCAATGACATATGGCGAAGGATTGCCAATAGAAGATGTCTGGAGCTATTTGGTTCATCAATACATTAATAGTATTACAGAAACTAGTGGGTACTTCAATGTTGGTAAAACTGGAATTAACTTCCACGAAATGTTAAATCAAATTATGGGATATATGAAGTATGCTGGAAAACCAGATGTAATATTTTTAATGCTTCCTGAGATTGGTAGAGAATTCTTAGAATACCCAACGCAGATGTGGCCAATGAATGTTGATGCTTTAAATACTCCAGGTAAAGATGAAATACCAACAACAATCAAAAACTTCCGTGAAAGATTAATTAACTTTAAGATCATGTGCGATCTATTGGGTATTAAGTTAGTAATTGGATGCTGGGCAATGAACATGCGTAACCATGGATTAATTGTGTCTCAGTATTCGGACCCATTTAGAGATATTGAGGTTGTAAATGTTGCAGGAAAAACTCATTGGCTGCAAGATTTTAGAGAACACGACCTTGGTCATCCAGAAATTGAAAAAGAAATTTTAGATAGTTTAGATATAAAAGATCCAAGAAGAAAGATGGTTTATCTAGCATTAGATGACGCTCATCCTGGCTTGCTTGGTCAAAAGATCATGGCTCATTATATTATTGAGCATTTAAAGAAAAGTGATATATTTCACAAAAATTGATTGCTGCTTGACAAGCACTCATTTACCATGATATACTAGTTAGTAAGTAGAGACACCCTTTAAAAAGGTGTCTTTATGTTTCTAAAGGAGGAAGCATGATACAACCAGAAAATAATGGCAAAATCGGCTTAGCTGGTATTGCTATTGTCGTTATGTTGGCAGTTGCTTCAAGTGCAAACGCTAACGCTGATACCGTTTCCCCCCGTCCAGGAGCTAACGCAATCTCTACGAGAGAAGAGGCTGTGAAGTTCATGAACGTTTCGGTATCACCTACGCCAAGCCCGTTAGAACAGGCTACGCAAGTAGCAAAAACCGTTTCTAAAACTAAGTATGACACTAATGACATGCTTACGGCAAAGGAGCTCAAGGCTGTGCTATACAGTGTTGGCTTCCGTGGCAACAATCTAAAAGAAGCATGGGCAATTGCGATGCGTGAGTCAAATGGAAGACCTATGGCTCATAATCGTAATTCCAGCACAGGAGACAATTCATATGGAATCTTCCAGATTAATATGATTGGCTCACTTGGTCCAGATAGATTAGAGAAGTTTAACCTAAAGTCTAACTCTGATTTGTTTGACCCAGTAACTAGTGCAGAGATTGCATTCTTTATGTCTAATGGAGGCCAAGACTGGTCTGCATGGCATGGGATTACCTCAAGAGCTAAAGAGTTCATGAAAGATTTCCCTAGTGATTCATAATCTAATAATAGGTATTTCGCCTCATCCAGAAAAATTTTGGATCAACCTTGAAACTCAGAATCTTCTGGGTGGGGCGAAGTTCCTTGGAGACGTTAACCAAACTATAGAAATAAAGTTTGAGAATTTATTAAGAAACCCTTTTGACTATGATGACCCTGAAACAGTTTTACATGTTAAAACATTAAGGTATGTTGTTGACTCTAGATTGCCAGAAATGGTGAACATAGATGATATTGATAAGTTAGTTATTCATAGGGTTTGTGATCCATCTACATTTGAAATGCCATATGAAAAATATTGGCTATATTTTCCAGCAACAAATGCATTGGCAACTGAGCGTCATCTGCCAGCAGACAAAAAGATTTTTGAAACTAGTCCAATATTCTTAGCTATTGTATTTAAATAGTTGCCCATTTAATAATGTTACACTGTCCATGAGATGGACGTACATTTTCAATTGTGTCAAGTCCACCTTTAGACAATGGGAATACATGGTCAATATGTAAAGACTTTTCCCATCCTGGCTTTCCACACTGTCTGGGAGCATCAAGATCAATTGGACCAAGACAAATGTGACATCTAGCACCATACATCTGTACAACCTCAATGTCAGAGTATAGCCCAACATCACCCTTGTACCGTCTACCACGTCTATTTCCACCTGGTGTACGCTGTCTCCAGGCTCTTCTAAGGACATTTATCTCTTGATTGCGTTCTACACGCATAAGTTTCCAGTGGGCTCTCATAGCCTCTCTACAGGGCTCACAAGGCTCTTCTCGTAGCTTTCTGGTGTGTTTATTGTAGCCACTCATAGTGCCACAGTTGGGTAGTTGAGATGTCATATTATTTTGGTGTACATACATTGCAGGAATCGCTTGAGCAATCCTGACAACTGTCCATAATCTTTCTAATTGTATTTGGGTTACGATAATCAAAATTAAATGTGATGCAGGCCACATATTCTCCACGCATGCCAAGAAGCCAAGCGACTGCGTTTAGCACTTTAGCTTTCCACTCTGGCATATTTAAAACTGTCATTGATGTTGGAGTTTTATCCATTTAGATTAACCTTCTTTATATTTTCTACGTCAAGCATGTGTCCAAAGATAGAGCCATAGTGCATATGCCACAGCTTTTCCCATTGCGTACCGTGCTGCCATTCAGTTCCGTTGCCATGCCATGGTTTGTGTGGCCCAACAAAGTGAACAATCATTGGCTCAGGATTGTTGTGTGCAAAATGTTCCATGCTGGCCATCCACCAATAAAAACTGTTGAATGAAAATGGTAGTGGTGACCACACATCAATGAATGCATGGTTCATGGCATCCTGTTCGGGGCACATGGTAGGACCATTCTCTCTCACAAACTCTAACATTTTTTCTTCTGCATTGGAGTCTCGCCAATAGTTAAGATCAGCAATGAATACCCCATTGTTGAAGTATGGCCTATCTCTATCATTAAAACTTATGACATTCATAGAGTTATATTCAACCATAGCCATAAGCTTATTTCTCATTGGAAAATCTAGCAACTTATTAATATCACGACATACAACAACATCTGAGTCAATATAAATTGCCTTATCGTAATCACTCAAAACTGATCCAAGAAATATTCTGTGGTTGCAGTGGCTAGTGACGTGGTTAAATGGATGAGCATGACCGCTGTCAAGCATCTCTAAAAATTTGGGGGAACACCTAAACTCTATATCTAGATTAGGAGTGTTAAGCTTATTAATATACTCTTGCTCTTCATTAAGAATATCTGGAGAAACAAGACATATAACCTTTAGTCTTTCTGGTCTTGAGTAATTGTATGATAAAGACTTTAGTGCTACCTGAGATGGCATAATGTAGTTCTTGTCAAATGAGGTCACGATGGCAGTCTTCATGTATCTATTATCGCACATAATTTATTTGTTGTCAAGGTGATATAATAGTATAATGGATCTTCACGAGGAAATTGGCAAGGTACTGTTCAGGATAGGACAGGATGTAAAGATACATAGAATGCCAGATGGACACCTAATAGTAGACATAGACTATGAAGATTACATTGAGGAAATCGTATGTCTTTTTGATGATTTTCTAGATACGATTTCGGAATGAGTATACTTGAATAGATTATCTGATATAGCAAGACCCTATATCAATCAGTTTAAAAGGTCACCACTTTGGGTAAAAATCATAGCATTTATTTGTCTGATGTGGCTAACAATGCCAATTGATCCATGGGATATCTTATTCCCCTGGCTGGCGTTTCATGATGATTTGTTTGTTGCTACAATACTCCTAAAGCTTTTACATAAATATGGTGGTTTACCAGACGAAGACCAGACTACCCCAAAAGATATAATAAATAAGTTAGTTAAGAAAAAGCATAAGCACAAGTGATAGAATTGTTTATGGAGGTATTATGAAGATTAGCTGGATGCAAAGATTTGGTTGGGAGAACAACACCAAGGGTCTGATGGAAATGGCAAAGACACTTGATGACGCTGGAGTGTACTCAGTTTTACTACCATATGGATCTACTAGCCCAGATTACTTTGCTTGGCTACCAGACCTAATTCATAGCACATCAAACCTAAAGTTTATGATGGCATTAAGACCATATACCTTTAGTCCAGAATACGCCTCAAGAGTATTTAGAACAGCGTACGAAGTATATCGTGACAGAGTTACATTTAACGTAGTTGCAGGGGCACTGTCTCCAGAAGAACAAGAGTATAGTCTGAAGTATTATGCTGGAGACCCTGAAGACATTAACACTATAGATAAGAGAATTGCATTTACAGACAAGTGGACAGAACTGTTTTGTAGAATATTTGATGAGCAATTTGGTCCTATTAAGCCAGAGATGTACACAATAGCAAACTCCCCAATTACCCTAGAGCTTGCAAACAAGTACATGGACTGTGCAATTTACCACCACCACAGACTTGAGCACAACATGGAGCATGGCAGAAAGGGCCTCAGACACGTTATTGTGATTGATCCACTTATAACTAATGACGATGGCACATGCGACGTTGAGTACCTATGGCAGCCAACCTCCCTGGAAAAAGCAAACAATAATAAGCTTACTAGAGATCAGATTCATCCAATCAACGGTACGTACGAGGAAGTGAAGCAGCAGCTTATAAACATGTCTCTCCAGCATGGGATTACAGAGTTTTTGGTGCACACTGACCAGAAAGATATAAGTAAGATTCTTCGTTTAGTTAAAGAACTATCTACGCTGTAAAGCTCGGCGGTAAATAAGAAGACAGTCCAAGCCAAAGGCTTGACAAATTCTCCCATCCGTGACATAATAGATACATGTTAGAAGATGATCCTATTATTACCCTAGAGCATACCTCTAAGTTCTTTAGAGTAATGCATGCTGCAGATAAGTGTGCAGGAGAATACTGTACTATCCATAATCGTTCTGACCACAAGATGAGAAGTTATCCACAATCATGGCGTGGTGATAGGAGAATTATGGAAAGGATTTGTCCACATGGTGTTGGACATCCTGACCCTGATGAAATTAACCAAGACAAAACACACGGATGCGATGGATGTTGCTATGAATGATATTGAAAAACTACAAGAGATTAGCCGTTTGCTAGACGAAGCCTATAAGCACTACTTCTCCTATGAGGGACACTGTAAGTCCTCTGAAGGCTGGATTAGCGTAAACTATGGTAACTACTGGGATCGCTCTGACAATCCATCTGAGCTGCCAATTAAGGGTGTAGAAATCTATTCCTATGTCTTCTGTGAACAAGGTCGCAGTCAGGATTTTGATAGCCTAGATGAGGCACTAGAGACTGTACGTGATTGGCATGCTAAAGAGATGGCATATGACTACAATGCACCTGAAGAGGTAGCAGCACGTGAAGAAATGGACCAATTTGCTGCTGAATGGTTGCAGGAAATGCAGGCTAGTGGTAAACTAGAGATACACATAATTGGAAGCGAAGATGATTAAGTATAGACACTATGGACCAAACAGATTTGAGTCTAGCAAATACTATGGATTCTGCATTGATGTACATCCAAAGTACAAGGGCATAGATATTTATTTTGGTAGGCATGTATTTGTGTTTTGGAGAGGGTATAAGAGGTAATGGATAAAGCAGAACTAATTCTACAGCACCTAGAGCGTAATCTAGGTATTGATCTTAAGAAGAGTAGCAATATGCCACAAGAGTGGTGTTTCCAATTTGCTAGAAAATACACGCAGTACCTTCGTAATGCGTTTGACGTAAAGGAATAATATGGATATCAATAGCCTAGCTAACATGAGGTTGGAAGACTTCAGCAAAATCGGGGAACAGGAATACAATAAGGGATTCAGAGCAGCCCTAGAGACAGTAATTAAAATCCTAGACAAGAAGCCTTGTGATGACTTTCAAGCTGACAACGTATGTGAGCATGGTGAGTGTGCCTATGCTGCAGAACTAGCTGAAGGGCTAATGGGTGTCAAGAATAACATTCAGTAAGTCATGGATTGGCTCATGGCACATTAATCTATTTGATAAGATAGAGCTAATTATCGGAGTCAAAGATGGCTGGGGTATTGGATTCGATTTCAGTTGGTATGACAGAGCAATAACCTTTGACCTAATTAAGATTTATATTATTATTGAGAAGCATTGGCCTCTATTTGATTCGTCTGATTTGGCGGTAGATGGATCTCAGTCCAAGGATGAAGAATAATCCATATAGTAGAATAAGCTCCATTAAGAAGAAGCTTCCATGTTGAGGTGGCATCTGCATACATCAACATAGCCAAAGGTATCGTCTTCAACCTCTGCTATATCCCAGAACGCTGCTGGCTTGTCACAGTACACACATTTATCCATAGGTACAGTATAGCACATGACGTATAATGGTAATATGGACCAAACAATCTTGTATGTTTTATATCACAAGGAATTCCATGCTATCAAAATTGGGATAGCTGGAATAGGTAATACACGCTACAAGGCTCTCAAGACCAAGGGATGGAAGGTAGTAGCCTATTGGCCATTTTCCGAACGGGATAAAGCAAGACACGTAGAATCCCTAGTACTAACTACACTAAGAATAAAACATGGTCATTATCTAACTAAAGAACAAATGCCCTATGGTGGATACACTGAGACATTTGATGCTGATAAGGTAAGTAAGACTAGGTTGATCCGATTGGTCAACAAAGCCATAAAGCTAGCAAATAAGAGATCGTAATACCCCCAAATTTGTTAGGTTTAGATACCCCATTTTGTTAGGTTTTATCTTGAGTTGTTAGGTTTGATATCTCAATTTGTTAAGTTTATACACATAGTTATCCACAGAGTTATACACAATTTGATGTCTGATTTTGATAGTTATCCACAGGTTTATCCACAAGTAGATGTTACTGTCTTATTTCTCATATAGGGTTAGAGTGGATGGAAGTGGAGAGATATGGAGAATGGTACGCCTTTAATCGTAGGCCATCGTAATCCTACCACAAATTAGCCCTTTTGTCAAATCGGACATATCCAAATTGTTACCAAATTGTGACATTTATCATAGTTATCAAATTGTTACATTTGACAAATTGGGATATGTGTGCTATAAGGGCATAAAAAAATATGTCCAAATTTGGGAAAAATTTATTGTTATCGTAATGTTATTTTATTAAACATTATCCCAATTTGGACAAACTTCAAGAAACAGAATGTGTTTTATATACTGTAGTTATTGTATATAGTACTAGGGGATTTGGGTATCTTTCGTAATACCCTGGCCCTTGGCCTGGTCCCCTTCGGGGAACGGTAGCACGGTAAATGAGAAGATCTTCTGAAGCCCAGTATACTTAGTAAAGGCATGCCATACAAATAGAGACATTTCATTGTGATCATCTCTCTGCTGTTGAGCAGCTTTAGGATATGACACTTGGAAGAAATGGTTTCTAGGACTCATAATATTATTATACACCAATTTGACAATTTGACAATGATCTGCTATGATCTGGGAAAATTTTTGATCCTTCGTAATCTGGGAATTTTTTAGGTCCTTCGTAAAGGAGCTATTTGGATCGACGGCGAATTTGGGTAAAAGAAAAGCCCCCGTAGGGGCTAATCTCAAATAGGACAATCAGAATAGGGGAAGTATTCCTTTTCCTCGCAGGTGCAGAATCCAAACTCTTCTACCTGTGTAACGTGTGTCAAGTCTGCCAAATCAGACCAGTAATATACTTTATCCATTATGCTCCTACCTTCCATTCCATAGTATCAAATATGGTATCCATTGTCAAGTGCAAATTGCAGTCACATTCTCCACCATTCATATTCTCCATGAATTCAAAATGAGATAAATTGTCTTCATATATCTTGGTTACTAGTTCATCTACTGTATATGGTGTGCTCATGAATTTGCCATTACCCATTCTTCATCTACCTCGTCGTCATAGCAGCCACAGCATTCAACACAGATAATCTCATTATCCTTGCTGCAGTTTGGACACAGATATTGGTCCATTGTCATCTCAGGGTTTTCACAGAACTCACAGATGGTTGCTGCAAGTTGTTCAATAGTATAATCTCTAATGTGGTCTGCCTTGAACATATGTTCCATACTCCTTGTCTGCCGTCCATTTTGCAATCTCTTCTGAATCCATATCAGCGATATCAATCATTAGATTATTAGTGAACATCCAGTCCCTTACCCATTCGTATAGGTGTTCAGTTCCATACTCTAGGGTAAAGGCAGGGGTATCAGTATTGAGAGCATCCCATACGATATCCTGTGTACGAATATATAGTTCTTCATCTTGGTAGAACTGGTCAATGATGTCCCACACCCATAGCCACACAAGGCTAGGGAAATGGGTCTCATTTAGTTTAGTTAGTTTATCTAGAATCTCGTCTAGTTCTTGTCTTGGGGTTGTCATAGTATCCATTCTACTACTTGTCAAGGATTTCGTCAAGTGTTGTAAAGCCTGTGTCTTGTACCTCTACCCCAGCCAGCAGCAAATCAAATGTCTCATTGATGAATGCCTTTGCCTGGTCTGACTTAGCCTCCACTACCCCACTATCAATTAGATAGGCAAGTGGTAGTCCAAGATCGTTATAGACAATAAAGTCTTCAAAGATCTCATCGTCACGATAGTTCAACCAAATGTCAGCAAGTATGCTGCACTTATCTTGAAACTCTGTAGTTGATTGTGGTGAATCCATTGTTATCTCTTTCCTCTTGAGCAGACTCTGTCATTATCTCTAATCTGTGAAATGTGGTGCTAGGTCTCATTCGTGCTAGATAAATACCAACACGCTCAATGTCTAGTCTTAGGTCACAAATCATATTAGAAATCTTGACAGCGACTTTTTCTTCTTCTGTCATTCCTCTATGTATCATTGTCACCTCACTCGTTCATTATAGCAAAAATATGGGGAGAGGGCAAGTAGTGAAAGTAGGAAATGTCTACTCACCCCCTCCCTGGTGGTACAGCCGTCAACCCCTTAACAGCTGTACTATCCTAGGAGCTAAGCTCAACTAGGAAGCTTTGTCATACCAGACCATGGGCTCTCCAGATGGATTAAGCTCACGTACATCTACAAGACTGTTTAGCCAATCAAGAATAGATTGTGGGCATGCCTTAGACTCTTCTAGGAATGCATCTACACCTGTCCAGAAATCAGTCCCATACTCATCTATAGGGAAGTCAGGAGCAATGGCCCTAGTCTCTGCTAGCGTAAGCTTTCTGATATCACCTTCATATGTACGTGAACCAAGATGGTCATTAATATAAAGATATACCTGCATGGTTAGTAGCTCGTCCCAAGTGGTACCCAGCTCTTCATCCCATTGCTCTGCATAGAAGATGTTAAGGTCATAGGCCTTGGTCTCTTCGTAGGTAAACTTACTTGACGATGTCTGCATTGTCTTCTCCATAAATCTGCTTGAGGTCTTCTACGGTATCGCAAGGAATGTCAATTGAACCTTCTTCACACTCTTCGCAGTTAGGGTCATAGTCACCGTCTTCTGTGGTGTCATAGCAGTCACATTGGCGGTAGGTCCAAGTAGGAATCTCTGTCCATTCGTCTTCCCATGGATTCTCAGTAATGTAGTAATGAATGCGATTTACAAAATGCCAACCTGCCACAATGTAAGTGCCCTCGTCACCATCTACTTCAGTCCAGATGTGCTTAGGGTCTTGAGCCTTGACAAAATCTACCTCTTCACCATAAGTTTCAAAATGAATAAGGCTCTCGTCAGGATACTTACTAATAGTATTTTTGATTGGCTTGAATGTTTCTTCCCACCCACCATAGGTATAAAACTTAGACATCTAGGGTTACCTTCTTTCCATACTCTCTGATTACGTCTTCGAACTTATCTCCCTCAAGTTCTCCAACTTCTTCCATAATAGCATCAAACTCACCCTGTGTCAAGTTCTTGGTATCTAATACATATAGGGGAAAGTTGCTCTGGTGCTCCCACCAGTCTCCATTAACATTAGCAATATAAACAGTCATTAGCAGTCTCCGTTACTAGGAATCTTGTCTTCTGGTACACCCATCATAGATAGGATAGCTTGGCTTCTTCCAATGATGCCCTCAAGGAAATCACCATATGGGTCATTGATATCCAAAGCCTCTCGTTCTGGAATCAGTTCAGTGATATCAGCAATAAGATAATCAATAATCTCCTGATTACTCGCCATCTTCATCCTCCTCATCAGACTCAAACTCTGCTACCTCAATGCTGTGGACAATGCCTGTGTGCGACCAGTCCTCATACTCCCAGCCTTGCTTTTCTGCTTCCTCAACGCTATCAGCTTCAACCTCATAGCAATACTCAACAGTTACAGTTACTTCATAAGAACCCATTTATTTATCCTAACTTTCTCTTAGAAATGGAAGTCTACAGGAACAAGATACCACTTTTTGGAACCCTTGTCAAGTTCTTCCAGCATATATTTCGGGGTAGTGGTGTAGTTATCCAAATCATAGAAATATGAATCTTGATTCCAATAACCATTTAGCATAGAGGCAGCAGACCTAACATAGTATGCTGTCATATCAAATCTATCCTCATCTGATAGATTGCCATTGTTTTCAATAAAGGTATCAACAAGACTACTAAACTTATCTAGTTCTAGTCTTTCTCTGATACGCCCCATTTCTTCGCTACGAGCAGATAGAGAGCCTTGAAGAGTTTCCATAAACTTATCAGGATTATCAGCAAGTGAAACCACATCGTTGTGATTATCTTGGTATTGATTATTAGGATTACTATTCCAACGCCCACCACCAACGACATACCAATCAGACCAGCCACCTAGTCCCTCACTTTCGGAATACATAGATTCAAACTTGTCTTTTACTTTATTGAAAGCCTCTTCTGCAGAATCAGCCTTTATTGCTATTTGTTGTAATACGTGCATTTGGGGTTGCCTTTCTACTTTGATACCTCAATTTTACACGCTGCCACTGACATTGTCAAATTGGGAAAAGAATCAGCGTGTCGTAATTACTTTTATATAGTTATTTATATAAGCTCAGATCCAGAATTTGGGAAATTTGTTACACAAACGTAATACAAAATACTTGACTAATAGTATAAAGTGTGGTCGACCACATTGCGATCAGTTTGTCAAGCTCAACACGATCCCTGGAGGGAGGGCAGTTTTACGTGTTGCCCAGCACGTTTTATTATGCGTTAGCCATTACGCCTTGCACAACTTTTAGCAGGCGATTCTTCTCTGCATTTATCATTGGGTCAAACCCACTTGCACTTGCAAGAATTGATTCGTTAGAACCGCCACGAGCAGAACGATACCAATCCAAACGCTCAGTAAGTGCATTGAACGCACCCCAAGCAGTGCCAGCAATCATGCCATTGTAAGTGCCAGTGTAAATGTCATTGATAACATCTACCTTGTTTTCCCACTTCTTGACAGCACCCTTAGTGTCCTTGTCAGGCTTAGGGTATGCAGACAGAATGATGTCATTGAACTGTTGTGCAGTTACTTCTTGCTGAATCATGGCGTGTGCCATCTTGTCGAATTCGTCCATGTATTTGTTAGCAAGACCAAGAGTCTCACGAGCAACCGCAATCTTACCCTCTGCAGTCTGAGTGTGACGAATCTTGAAACTTTGCTTAGGGCCTTTGCCACGAGAACCTAGAGCAAGGTTTAGAGTGTTAGCACATACAACACGAACAGGTGTGATAGACGCTTGAATAGCAATCGAACCGTCGTGTGATGTATTGATAAGAAGATAAGTCTTTACCTTATCTGAAACGCCGTTAGGGTCAAGAACGGTTTCACGCTCAAGAGCAAGAGAACCGAAGACAACACGTCCGCCCTTGATAGAGCCAGCAGTCTCCCAACGTCCGCCACCGTCCAAGATGTTGTCACCGAATGAGAACAAATCTTCATTCTGCAAAACCTTGTAACGCTCACCAACAACGCCAAGAACGTCATTCTGTGAATTGTCAAATGGGTTAGTGCGAGTAACGAAGAAATAGTTCTTGTCACTTGCGAATGTGTCAGGAATCGAAACGTCCTCAAGACGAACATTCCAGTTGTCAAGGTGTGCCTTCTGCAACATTTCTGCAGTGGTTACTTCTTCAGTGAAGACCTCACCAAGACCATGCCAAGCAGGCTCACGAAGAGAAGCAAAAGCAGTCTCGCCGTTTGCACCTTGTTCTAGTAGATGTGCCATGTGTGTATCCTTTCGTAGGGGTTTTTCTGATAAGACTATTATGGCAGATACCTCTGACAATGTCAAGTTATATTGGGGAAAATGTTTGGGCGTGTCGTAACGTTTTCGTAACAAAGTTATCCACAAAGTTATCCACAGGGGGTCGACACATTTTCGATCAGATGTCAAATATGGGGAATGAGCAGTTTACATGGACGTGCTCAGGTCCCTTAGCATGCAGGCAGAAAGAAAGGATAAAAGCCTGCAGTACCTCTTACTCTACGTTAACCCATTTCATTGCGGTACGTAGAAGATTGTCATAGTCCCCAGACATAGACTCATTCATATACTGTTCGACCTCGTCAGCTGAGGCTCCAGCTTTTCGAAGGGCCTTAGATACAGCTCCCATGATAGCGAATGCATTACCGTCAGTGCCAGTAAGTTTTACAGTTACAGTCTCATATTTACTCATTAGATTATCTCCGTTAGGGTTTCGTTGTATTCTACATCATCAGGGTTAGAGAAGTCAAATCCCGAATCCTTATAGTCTTCCTCATCCTCGTATCCTTGAAGGACAAAGAACTTAGCCATTGCTTCATCTTCACTAGTGGCCATAACGCTGTATGATTCACCTGTTAGGATTGTGTATTCCTGCTTTTCCATTACGCCATTACCTCTTCCTTTGAGAACTCATTCAAGTATAGTTCAGGGGTAGGGAGTTTGTCAAGCGAGAACACAACCTTTTTACCACCATACTGTGAGATAAATAGTCTAGTTTGAAAATCAATTGTATAGACACCCTCGCACATCAAATCATCTTCAATAAAGTCAATCTGATTAGATAGGGGCACACGACCAGTTGAATAGGTTACCACCTTAAGAATGTCTGAACCTGTATTTCTAGTTAGACTAGGATACATTACAGCAAACTTATCGCTGTTATCCATTGTCATCATTCCGTCAGGGGTAACGAATGGCTTGTACATCTCTTCCAACTCTGATTCAGTAGCGAAGTAGCATTTGAATAGTGCCTTCTCCAACTGTTCTACAACATTGTAGCCAGATAGGAATGATAGAATGTTTAGGCCCTGACCATCTGGATAGTGGTCCCATTGTCCATACTGTGCAACAACAGTCTGGCCGTTTGAATCAATTACCTGTGTAATACCTCTTGTACCCATTTCTTTCCTTCTTTCTCTTGATACCTACAATTATAGTATGAGGGTCTGACATTTGTCAAGTTATTCCTGGCGTGTCGTAAGCTTTTTCTTAAATGTTATCAATTTGTTACATTTGGTCGACCCCATTTTTCACCAGATGTCAAGCTTGGTTCTGATCTTTTCCGAAGATCATTTTGACATTGGTGAAAGTGGTGAGCAGTTTCAACACTTGCTCAGGTGTTTCCCGTTACTTCCCAACAAGGAAGAAACTTGATGCTGACTTTCGCTTCTGCTTTACGGGAATGTTCTTGGTCTGATTGGTAGCACCAATAAACTTTCCATCTGCCGTGCGAACAACAGCCTTGTAGATTTCACCAGACTTGGTGTTCCACTTCTCAGTTGCGATTACAATCTTCTTTCGTGCCATTTCTTTTTCCTTTTCGTTGTTGGGTTTATTAGGGTGAGCAGTTTAGCCTTGACTTACTCAGGTCAGGGTTCTCGTTAGAGAAGTTCCATTACGGAGTTGTAAGTGGAAGCATTTACTTCCTCTTGCTGTGTCATCTTTAGAACCTTTAGGTTCTTCTTGAGCAAGTCCAACTTGGTGGTGTAGTCCCTACCAAAGTAAGTCTTCTCATTTGGTCGCTGTGGTTCTTCAGGTCGCTTAGGGAAACCAAGTGCCTCAGTATCAAACTCAACAGACACGCCATTGTAGCGGTAGTTGCCTGTTACACGAACAAGTGAGCCGTTCTCAGTTCCAATGTTGCTTGGGTCAGATAGTGCCTTGATAGCGTGAGCAATAACATCTTTCTCATACTGCTTTACATCAAGTTCATACTGCTTGCGAAGTCCAGAGTAGTTCTCAATGTCCTGCTCTACCTTTGCGATTTGTGCCTCAACCTCTGCGATTAGTGAAGCGGTTGGGATTTTGACGGATAGCGATTTTGCCATTTTTTCTTCCTTCTTTCTTTTGGGTTGTATCTATTATGCCATTGGGGTCTGACATTTTACACCTTGCGGTGGGGTAGTTTAGAGTGATACCCAGCACATTGTCATTACGCCTTGTAAGTAGTCCAGCGAGGCTGTCCATTTACATTGAGGCGAACACGCACCGAGCCAGATGCGTTAGGCACGATTTCCTCAATCACGCCTGTAACCTTGCTCTTGAGAGTAGTGAAAGTGTCACCAATCTTGTAAGTTGCGGTCATTTTGCTTCCTTTCCATTTTGTCTTCATACCAACTTTTGTTGATAATACTATTGTAGTGGATACCTCTGACATTTGTCAAGTCTATTTGATAACATTTCGGTAACAACTATTTACTTTTTGTCTGCTGATTTCCAACTGATACTATTATGGCATAGCCTACTGACAAAAGCAAATCCGACACGCCGTAAAATCTGGGAAATTTATAACGAAATCATAACGACACGCCGTAATTTGACAAATCACAAAAAATGTGTCGACCACAGATCGTGCCAGTTGTCAAGCTGACACGCCGTGGTTTTATTTATTTCTTAGTTGCACTGAACAGAATGTCATTGCGATTAAATACACATTGCGAACAGGCAACACATGCACTACCCTTTTCACTAATTAGTTTAATCTTCTTAGCATTTTCGGGGCATGGAATTGCAGCCTTCTCTTGAATGTTTGCAAAGTCTAACTTACCTTCTGCAAAAGTCTTAGCAAGGTATGCAAGTTTTACATCATGCTTCTTCTTGAGTTGAATACCTAGTGAGCGGTTTGCACTATCAGTACTAAAATAAAGTGATAGGTTAGTAATTCCCATTAGTGGTTCAACAGCGAATTCTGAACGGGTATAAGCCCAGAATTGAGTATCTGCATGATTAAGAATTACATCCTTCCATGCCAATACATAAGTCTCATTAAAGAAATCACCATCCCAGTGGATACGGAATAGTTTTTCTGCATTACGCTTTTCACAGTCCTTCTTGAATGAAACGATCATCTCATCCAATAGGTTATACATTGTTAGATAATCAGCGTCTTTGAGTTGTTCCCAATTGGATAGCAATACATTCTTTACGCCTTTATAGACTTTTTCGAGTTTTCCTGCATAACAGACGCTCTCACATACAGTGGTCGCACCAGGGCACGAGTAAGCCTTTCCACTAGGTAATCCAAAAGTGTTTGCGATTGTTGGGGTTTTTCCATTTGGGGAGACTGCATTAGTGACTTTCCTATCTTTGCTACGGGTTAGCATAGTTGTCCTTTCTTTCTTTAAACTATTTTATCAGTAATCTTCATCTATGTCAAGCCATGCGTCAAGGTGGTGAGCCTCAATAATTGCATAGGCAGGTGCCTCAAGGCTGCCACGCCATGATACGCCTTCGGGCAGGGGAATCATACGGGAGCCTTCATCTTCATTGTAAGCGTTAATAGCTTCAATACATACAGGTACCATAGATAGCGGTACAGGTGGATAGTGGTTGCCTCTAAGGTGCATACCAATTGCATCTTCTAGTGTTAGATTAGGGAATAGGTCTGAATCAGCCAATTCCATTGCCATGTTGCTTCCCATTAGTTTCCTTCTTTCATTTGTTCAATAATAGCATGGTGGATAGCACTTTGTCTAGTCCTTTGACGGCGTGTCCTTTTATCAAGGTGAGTGCCACTAGCATTAGACTTTCTAATCTCTCGCATACCCTCAGCATAGGCAGGGTTAGCGGTTGGCTTATACTTATTAGTCCTATCTTTCTTCATACCCTAATGCTAGCACAATTTGGGGGAAGTGTCAAGCCCATCTTAATTAAGATACGTAAATGTTACCAAAATGTTACATTTGTCGGCACCTGTGGATAACTCTGTGGATAAGTACAGAGCATCCCAGGCGATCCGCTTACAGTTTGTTTTTTAGTTTGTTTATTTCGTTAGCTTGCATCACGTTAAGAGTTACAGACATTGCAAACAGTACAGAAAGAGTTAGCATCATTTATTTTCCTCCACTCTTTCCGTCACGAGAGAACCATCTAGTGTGCATCTTTCCACTTGGCTCCATTAGATTATAAGTTGCGAACTCTTTCGCATCTCCAACATCAACACACTTCTGAAAAGTCTCTACTGCAGAGAGTGCATCTGAAAAATTATGTGATGACATTAGTTTTCCGTCATATGAAATAGTTAGTTGGTACATTACTCTTCACCTCCGATTTCTGCGAATACTGCGTCAATAAACTTCTGGTAGTTGAAATTAGGATTGTCTGCCTCAAACATTTCAGCAAACTCATCAGCAATTTCTGACAAGACAAGAAAGTCAATTTCATCTACATAGTTGTTTAGGATTTGTGCGGTTGCTACATAGTCTTTACGGGTCATCATTTTATTTTCTATCCTTTTCGTTTGTTTGTATTATTAGTTTAGTGTATTGGTCTGACATTTACAAGCATTGACTATCAGCGTGTCGCCAAGCTTCTCAACACTTGCGAGGGTATTGCATGAATCACAGATAAAAATTTCCATGTTAGTTAGTCCTAACTGCGATAGTGCGATACTTGTAACCAATTCCATAGTTTGGACGGATAGTTACAAGATACGCCTCTGCGTCTGAGTAGAAAACATCATCACGCTTTTCTGCGTATTCAATAGTGCCCTCAAGAGTGCGAGAGCGGTAGTAGGTTCCCTTTAGGGCTTCTTCGATTGTATAGACATTTGCTGACATTAGTTGTCACCTTTCTTTAGTAGTTTAATTATACAACAGGGGTCTGACATTTACATCATTGAGTAAGTGTCTTGGTGAGCAACACACTCACCAATTTCACCATTTAGGTGATAGTGGGTATCTAAGCCCATTTCAATTTCTTTTCCGTTATCAAAAGTGATACGGACAGCGTGGGCATTGTGCCCGTGAATCTTAGTTACAACACCACTAGCAATTGGCTTAGTGTAGAACATCTTACGGGCTAGAAAAGAACCATTAGGCTTTTCTGAACCTTCAATTTTCTTGCTACCTGCACGATTGTAGATAGCGATTGTTGAACCTAGTTCAATAGTGCGAAACTTTTTCATTTTTAGTTCTCCTTTCAAGAGACTTTCTTTAACTTTCTAGGATAAATCCTAGCATAGGGGTCTGACATTTTGCAACTCACAAAACGGACATTTGCCACATTTGTGATTGTGATTTAGGTCTCATTTATTCGCTAGGCTCACCCGTTTTTCGGTTTATTTGCTAGGCTCATTTTGACCTAAATCTCTCTATTTATTTATAGGATAAGACTAGCAGACATATCTCAAAAAGTCAAGGCGACACGCCGTGTTTCTTATAACATTCTTATAACGACACGCCCGACTGCGTCGACCAGATCCAGGAGCTTTTGTCAAGTCCTGTTCTGGCGTGTCTTAGAATGGAGGCTTGTTGTCCTCTTCGCCTTGGCGGTATCCAACAGACTTACCAATTCGGTAAGCAACATAGACGAACACAATGTCAAGCAATAGGTTGAAGCCGTTATAGAAAATCATTTGTTATCCTTTCTTTGTTATTAGTATAGACTAGACTAGGTATTCTGTCAAGTCTTCACCTAGATACTCTTCAGCGTCTAGGATAGGCATTAGCCCGTCATACTCGTGACAAGCAGGGCATACATAAGCGTAGGTTACGCCGTAGCAGTATACACAGATTCTAAGGTCTGAATCAATCTTTCTAGTTTCGTTCATTTTGAACTTCCTTTCTTTTACTAAGATAAACCTATCACAGGGGTACGACATTGTCAAGCTTTTTTATGGCGTGTCGTAGTTTTAATTATAACAATTTGATAACGGGTCGACAGATTTTGATCACTTTGTCAAGCTTTCAAATCTGCGTGTTGCGTTTAGATTTTGGCTTTACCAACCAAAGTACCTGAAATAGAAAGTGCGTCACACGCAACTTTTACTGCAATACCAGCAGGGAGTTTTGCAGGGTACTCATTTAAGAATTGAGCAACTGCACCCTTGCTAGGGAGAGAGATTACAGAGACATTACCATTGAAGGTTTCTAGTTTTACTTTATACATTAGTTTTCCTTTCATTAGCCGAAATAAACGGCACCTTTTACATTCTGATGATTAACACATACATTACCACGAGGGATAGGTGTATGACACTTGAAGCATAGCATTTGCATTGGAGCATTTGTTACTATTGCTAATTCTAAATCTAGTTTTTCTGAGGTAGTAGCCTCATCAAGGGATACCCAACCAGCACCCTGTTCATTCATTCTAAAAATTTCTAGTGACATTTTTATGTCCTTTCTTTAACTTCTAATAAGACTATCCTATCAGAGGGGTCTGACAAATAAGGGCTTTATTTGCTTAGGCTCACTGTGATACTAGTCACATTTATTTGCTAAGGCTCATTTCCTTATTTATCCTTATTTAATTTTGATACGAGTATCCTAACATAGAAAAGCCAAAAAGTCAAGGGACAAAACGGACATTCTTATGTGTTTTAGGTCACATTTTGGTCGACACGGATCGCAGCTTTTGTCAACTGCGACACGCCCTTTTTTTACATTTTTCTTAGCATCTCATTGAAGTCATCTAGTGCTTGCTTGTATAGTTCGGGGTACTGTTCAGCAATACCCTTTAGACGCTCATCACTAGCCTTCATTTCAGCATAGGTACCACCCCAATGCTCAGAGTGATTAGCACTAATTTCTTTTAGCATTTCATCATAGGTCATTATTATTCACCTACCTTTGGGCAGTAGGTTACATTTCTGCTACTGTGGAATGTTGCTCCACCTTCTAGCACTTTGTGTTCAAGAACAATCTCGTGTTCCCAACCCCTACCTGCTATGGCAGAGTTAGTTACACGCTCTCCACATTCGGAGCAAGTTCCAAACCATAGGCGGTTATCCTTGCGGTAACCATCTTCTGGGTTGATTACCTTGAAATTGAAACCAATTCCGTTCTCACGGATTTCTTTGAAGTTTTCTTTAGTGATTACTAGCATTTCTAGTTATCCTTTCTTTTTATTACTATCTTTTCTTTATGTATTAAGATTAGCAGACAGGTCTGACAAAGTCAAGTCTATTTGGTGTGATTTATGTAACAATTTGATAACGGGGTAGGGGTGCATCCACACTATATTTTGTTACCTATTTGTTATAAAACATGTATCGTACACTTATTAAAAATATTCAGATTTTCTCCAAATCCAAAATTTAAAATTTTTCAGATTTTGCCAGGTATAATAAACATATGGAAATTAAACGTGATGGAGACACTCCAGTTAATGATAGCTGGACTATGAAAATTTTTTCAGATTCTTGCTGCAACGGATGTTCTTGCAAGTCGTCTGATGATCATAAAAAAGAAGACCAAGCCTAAATAGCCTGGTCTCTTTATTTGAGCGGTATATTAACGATTAGTATTAATATAACCATGCTCTACAAGCAAATCAAATAGCATGCCATTAACATACAGTAGTTGAGGTCTTTGCTGAGAAAGAGCCTGTTCAACTTGATCGCTTGGAGCATTTTGCTGAATAGCCATTTGACGATTCATATTGTCAATAGCATCTGTCATGAGCTGTACAACTTCATCACGTAGCATATCTGTCTCCATTTCTACTAGTAGTTTATAAATGATATCACAATTTGGAAGTTAGTGCAATTTGGGACGGTACATAATCAGCGTAGCTGATCTCAAAATAAGACTTACCAATTACCTACAGGACATTTCGCTTGAAGTAACGTAGTCTTTAAATGCATAAAGCATCCACACTTAGCACATCTAGCTGACTTAGGTCGAAAGAACTCACATGTCTTGCATATGTCCAAACGTTTCTCTATAAGGTCTTTATCTGAGCGTGGTTTATTAGGGTCAAATAGATCAGTAAATTTGACATCCCCTGGATTTTCTGCCATAATGGTCTATTTTATCATAAAACATGCTATAATTTCAGTATGACAATTCCTAACAGTTCCGTACGCCAGCTAGCAACTAGCAATGGTGTCACAATTTCTCTAACTTCTGGACCAGACGTTTATCAGCCACTTGCAGAGACAACTCCTGCATGGCCAATTATGAAAAATCTAATTGATGCTGCTCCTTCACAAGATGGCCTTGTATTTGGAGACTTTGGAACTGGTACTGGTCAATTTGCTATTTTTGCTAAGTGGACATTCCCTGGAATGACTGTTAAGGCATACGACAACGATCCTGCTGTACAGAAGTACGTAGAAGAAAATCTTGTCACACATGCAGAGCTTGCAGCAGATGCTGTAGAACTCAATATCATGGATGTTGCAGATATCGATCCAAACACAGAATTCGACTTTATCATCTCAACACCACCATACTATGCAGATGTTATCAAGACACTTCCAAGCATTTCACACCCACACATGGAAGATCCAGAGTCTGCAGTATTTGGTGGTTTCAAGGGATTGGAAGTCCAAGCTGTATTTTTGGATAAGGCTGCACAAACTCTTAAGTCAGGTGGAGCAATTCTAGTTGTTCACGCACGTACTGCTAAGGATGATATTGCAGATATGCTAACACAGCGTGGATTTACAAATCTTTCATACCACCAGGATGCAAATCCTTCAGAACTTATGCCAATTGTAGATGCTGGTTTCACAGTAGCATACAAGTAACCCATAAGTTAGCAATTGCTCACAAGTTATCTTGTGGGCTTTTTGCTTATTTGGGGATGGTATCTCTATATCACGCCGAACTTGTCCGCTGGACTTAAAAACTATTTTATCGCTTCGCTTTTATCCACAGATTGTGAATAAGTGTTAAAAAATAAAGTATAATTATACTATCATGACAACCCTTCAAATAACAGAGATGATTATTGCGATTATGGTTTCTATTGGAACCTTTATTGGATTGTCAGCTGCAGGTGTCCGCTGGCTTGTCAAACATTACTTCAATGATATAAAGCATGAGCTAAAGCCAAATGGTGGATCAAGCTTAAAAGATCAAGTAAATCGAATGGAAAAGCAGCATCAGGAATTTAAAAACAGACTAGATGAAGCTGACTTGATGCGTAGAGATATGAATAAAAAAGTAGACAAGATGTATGATCTACTTTTGGACTATATTGCTAATAAGAAGTAATATATAATATATATAATATATATAAATATAAAGATATAAGATATATTCTACTTAGAGATATTATTTAATATTTAATATATATAATAGTCTACCACAGAGTTCTATTCTTTGAGGCCAAAATTGATAAAATCTTTATAACATTTTTATAACTCTTTTTCAAAAAGTCCTTTTTGTACAATTATGATATAATTTATATGGCTAGTATCCAGGTCTGTCTCTCATACCCACCATGCCTGGATACTAGTCCTTTTTTTCATTTTATGATGTATAATTGTTATACTATGGCATCACTTTATGAACCCTCAACCTTTGGCTCAGACCCAGCCATTATTAAGTGGCAGGTCGTCCGTGGCGATACCGCCCAAGTTCGCATAGAATTTGTAGAAGTGGATGAGACCACTCCAATAGACACTTCTACTTGGACATATATTGCCAGTGCATATGATCCAAGGCTTGATACAATAGATGAGCTTGATGTCACGCCAGGCAATGGTTTTGTGGTTGTTACAGCACCTGCAAATACTACAAAGCTATGGGGTGCAGGATACGGTTCTGTTATTGCCGAACTTTTGTTCGATCTTCAGGTAACAAAACAGGACGGAACCATTTGGACACCAGTACTTGGAAACATTGTGGTTCTTGGTGATGTCACATACGGAGGAAGTTTATGACAGTAATTAAGATTGTCCCTATGCCAGGAAGTCCAGGGCCACAGGGAGTACGTGGAGAACGTGGTTTGCAAGGCGAACCAGGCCCTAATGGACTTGCAGGTGCATCTGCATATCAGATAGCTGTTGGTAATGGCTATTCTGGCTCAGAGGCTCAGTGGTTGGCATCTCTTGTTGGCCCAAAGGGTGATAAAGGAGATACTGGAACTCCTGGACAAAATGGACAAAACGGATTAACTGGTGCATCAGCGTATCAGGTAGCGATTTCAAATGGATTCTCTGGATCAGAGCAGCAGTGGCTTGACTCACTTAAAGCAAGCCAAACATCTGGAACATATACACCAGTTCTGTCTGGTACTGGACTAACCATTACAAATAATCAGGCAACTGGTCATTACACAGTAATCAATAACATTGTTTTCTTTAGAATAAGAGTTCCACTAACATATGCCTCTAATTTTGGAACTGGTTCTTACAGCCTCACTCTTCCATTTGCTCCAGCAGCAGACTTCATTGTCCGTGATGGAGTTATTAATGATGCTTCAGCAGCTGTTAAATATACCCTCAGCCTACATGGAACCGCATCTAGCACAACCGCAAGCTTGAAATATACAGCAGGAAGCCAGTTCTTTGATGTTGACTACAACTCACCATTTGTCTTGGCTACAGCAGATAGTTTTGTTATTAGTGGCACATACGAGAGGCAGGCATAATGGCATATCCAGCAACATACGACATTAAATACTATAGAGGAGACACGCTAGAATTTCGTGTATTTCCTAAAAATGCATCAGGAGCAGCTTTTGATTTGAGCACATTCAATAATGCAAAGTTTACAATTGCAGATGCAAGAGGAGATGGGGCAACAAGACTGAATGGTTTTGCAGAAATTAGAACTGACTCTGTAAATAACCTGTCTTATATTGTTTGTGCCATTCTTCCAGGTCTTGGAACGCAACTAGATCCTAATGTTCAGTATGTTTATGATGTTGAGGTAAGCAAGAATGCAACGCCTTATCCATATGTTTATACTTTGGTTACTGGAACTATATCGGTAACAGATCATGTAAGCGGTGCAATCTAGTATGACTGATATCGTTAGCACAATCTCTTCAATTGACCTAAACGTACTTGGTGGTCCAACTACAATAGAATTGGCAGTTGATTATGGACAGCGTGGAGATCGTGGAAGTTTGATTCTTTATGGTCAGGGGAAGCCAGCTTTGGTGTCTTTACCAACTGCCCCAGCAGTTTATGACATGTATGTAAATCTGCTACCATCTGACGATGAATATCAGTGGGTATATCAGTACATCTCTCAGCCATCTGGCTATGGATGGAAGGCTCTTTTTAAGCTAAACCCAAACACATATAGTGGCAATAAAACACTCACTTTTATAAACGGATCAACAGAGGTATGGATTCCAATTGTTTCTATTACTGGCGGAGATATCGTTACATCAAGCATTACATCTGGTAGCTTTAATGTTCAGCACAGTGTAATTGCACAAAATCCAGTAGCTTCATCAGTTTCTGTTGGAGATATAGCATTGTCGCCAGATGAGATTCTGGCACTGCCAATAACAATTAAGGCAGCAGAGTTTGTGAGTGGCGAATGGGCACTACTCTCTGGAGAAAAGCAAGTACACCTATTCATTACTATGGTATAATTTTGAGAGGGTGAAAAATGGCTGCACAAAATATTGACGGTACCGCTAATGGTACTGGTATCTATAATACAAAAGTTCCAGGATACGAAGATCCTGCAGATATTCAGGCTGCTCTAAAGCTATTCCTTTATGGAGATGCTAACTTTAACGCAACTGATCCTGCAAATGCAGTAAACCTTCCAACACACTCTATAGCTAGATATATGAAGGCTATGCAGGATGAGATTGATGCACTTCAGTCAATTGGAATTGGGTCGTATTATGGATCTGAACCATCTTCACCACTACTTGGACATGTCTGGATGTCTTCAGAAAACGTAACGCTTGTTCCAACTGCAGCTGTTGCAATCTACCAGGGAACAGAACCAACATCTGGACTTACTAATGGACTGCTATGGATTGACTCTAGTGGTGCAACGCCTACACTAAAGGTCTATGATGGATCTACACATACATGGAAGGTGGTTGGATAATGGCAGATATTAATTCAGAAGCAAAAGTAGCTTATATTTTTGATGGAACAACTTGGAGACCAATTGCTGGTGCTGGAACGGTTAATCCATCTGCAGATTATCAGTGGACTGGAGATCATTCATATTCTTCATCTTCCACTGTAACATTTGAAACTGTTGTAAAGAATAAAGCAGGTATTAATAATTTTTCAAATCCATCAGCTAGAGATGCTGCACTACCAAATCCAGTTACTGGGCTTGTAGCTTTTGTTGCACAGGCTGCAGATGGCTCAACAATCAACGACATTCAGTTTTATGATGGTACAAGATGGAGATCATCTAATGACTCTGCAATTTTGACTGTGCCAAATGTATCAGCTAATGGATATACACTTGTTCCAGCAGATGCTGGCAACAGCCTTAGAGTTTCTGAATCAACTGGAACAACTATTTATATCCCAGAAAATGCATCAAACTCATTCAAGATTGGCCAAAAGGTTGAAATTTTAAGAATGGGAACTGGTGATGTTCTTATTGCACCACTAACTGGAAATGTAACTCTTAATAGTAAGAATGGCAATAGAAAGATTGCATCACAGTATTCTGGTGCTGTTCTTACAAAAATTGATACAAATTCTTGGCTACTTATTGGTGATTTGACGGCTTAGGGGTATAGATGCTAGGTTCATTTGGTTTATGGGCATCTTCCAAGGGTATGAAAACAGTTTCAAACCTTGTTGGGATGACTCGTACCGCTGCTAAAGCACAGATTGTAGCAGATGGACTTGTAGTAGGAACAGAAACTCCTCAGCAATTTACAAACTCTGCAGATGAATCAAAACACGACAAGATTGTTGATCAAACACCTGATGCAGGAGTGCAGGCTCAGTATGAATCTCCAGTAGATATCGTTTATGGAGTATTCAGCTTTAGCGTATTCGGTGTTTTTGGATTTGTTCCAGCATTCGGTGTTTTTGGATTTACACCAACATTTAACGTATTCAGCTTTACTGTATTTAACGTATTCAGCTTCGTTCCATTTTCAGTATTTGGCTTTTCATTCTCTGTATTTACATTTACGCCAACATTTGCTGTGTTTGGATTCTCATTTAGCGTATTTAGCTTTACCCCAACATTTGCTGTATTTGGTTTTAGATAGAATCAATATACCTAACATAAGATATTTCGCTATATGATCCGCCAAATCTTTTAATGTCATCAATTGACGTTCTTTTGCCAGGTGCAGGAGAATGAATCATTTTACCATCACCAATGTAAATTCCAACATGGTAAGCCTTTTTACTATTTTCATAGTGGAATGCAACTATGTCTCCAATATTTGGCTCAGAAACTTTTTGACCACCCAAAGCTTGTGCTGTGGCACTATGTTCTAGGCTTACTCCTAGCTGTTCATAAAACCACATTGTAAGTCCAGAACAGTCCCACCCAGATGGTGTATGTCCAGAAAAAACATACCAAGTTTTATTGACATGGTTTCTTAGCTTAGATAGTGCAGCCTCAACTTCCTTTGACTTTTGAAGTTTTTTGTATTGCTCAATGCTATGCTCTAGTAGAAGTTGTGCTTTTACAGAATCATAGTTGCTGTTGTATTGGAAGGTGACCTGATCTTCAGCATTTGCTGGGGTAACTGAAGTTGTCAATATAAGTAATGTGGATGTGGCAAAGCCAACAATTTTAATAGCCTTTTTCATAAGACTACCTCCTTATTTTTTATGTTGTTACGACCTCTGTCACAGGTCCTGGCAGACAGTATTCTTTACAGCGATAGCCTTGAATATCATTGTCTATAGTCTCTCACGATTTTCACTTTGTTGTCACTCTGTTTGATCATTTTTGCCTATATGAACAAAAAGTACCCCGAAAGGTACCATTTGATTATAACATGTTTTTGACCTTTTTTCAACAACAAGTCTGGTATACTATTCTTATGGCAACTGGAAGATCCACAAACTATAACCTACCTTTCCCATTAGCAGTAGACGCTGTGAATGTTCACGGAGATATAAAGAGTCTAACTGAAAGGCTAGATGCTGTATTGCCACAGGCATCATATGTGGATATCCCAGTCACTAACGTCTCATCTGAGGCAATTCCTGCAGGATATCCAGTTACAATTACTGGACATGATGGCACAAATGTCTTGGTAGCTAAAGCTACAGCATCTACCACAACATCAATTCTTGGTCTTGCCAGAAATGATATAGCTATTTCTTCAAATGGCGTTGTAGTGGTTGCTGGTGTAATTAATGGAATCAACACAACATCTTATTCACCAGGGGCTATTCTTTATGTTGCTCAAAATGGTGGTTTGACCGCAAACGTAGATGGAACACAGGGCACCGCAATTGCAACTGTTGTTTCTCCAGCAGTCAATGGAATAATCATTGTTGGATCTAAGTCAAATGCTACATGGGGATCACTTAAAGCTGGTCTTTCATAATTAATGATATAATAAAACTATGGCCGTTCTTCGTACAACAACTACTACTTCAACTCAGGCAGTAAATGATGCTGGTGAGATTGAGGTAGGTGCTACCCCACCAGTTATTAGATGGACGGTAGTAAAGGGTGACTATGCATCTTTTAGGTGCTATGTAGAAGATGATAGCGGAACACCGATTGTTCCAGGTGACTATGTTATTAAGGCAGACTTTAGACGTGGTACAGAAAAGCTATTTCATGTAACCCCAACACAAACAGAGTTTGATAATGCTGGAGAGTTCACAGTAGTTCTTTTGCCAGCTCAGTGCAAGCAACTGCAGACTGGTGATGTTTTTGACGTTCAGCTCTCCGATGCTGTCGTAGTTTGGACGGTATGCCGTGGAATTATGACTGTAATCGCAGAGGTAACTGATCGATAATGGCAAAAACAACAATATCTGAATATCAGTCAAACCTATTTCTTATACAAAAAACAATAAACCCCATTGCAGAGGTAGATGGAATATATCCTGCTAATTTTGTTAATGCTAAAAATGTAAACTATGTATCAAGAATAGATGTTGTAGAACATCTTCCATTTAGGATTAGATTTTCTGCAATTGGGCTTGATACATACGATAGAGGAAATCCTGCAGCGATTGGTATTGCTGTCATTGGATACAGTAACTACATTCTTTAAAATGCTTAAATATACTGTATAATATAAGCATGGCTAGAACTACAATCCCTGCACTTAAAACACTTTTTGAGACTGGAGATCGTCCATCTCAGAGTGACTATGAAGCATTAATTGATACCGCCAGCTCACAGGCAACCGATCTTGGCTCATTTGGAAACAATGAGAACACGATCACTGGAATCGAAAGCTCAACCGTTGTTGATACTTTTGATGCAACTGCATGGAGAATGGTAAAGTATCTTGTTTCAATTTCTAAGGTAACAAATGGGGATAATAAGTTCTATGCAACAGAGTTGACCGTTCTTTGTGATGCTGATAATATCAGTGTTACAGAATACGGAACAATTGACAATGATGGGAATATGGGCACCGTTAGCGTCTCTCGCACTGGAAGTACAGTTAGTTTAGTTGTAACTCCAGATGCAATAATTCGACCTGTGACTGTACGTTTCGCACGTATGGGTCTTAAGGCGTAATATACAAGGAGATAAAACATGGCAACAGTCACAAAAGACTTTAAGGTAAAAGCTGGTCTGATTGTTGAAGGTGCAACCGCAACCGTCAATAACCACGACATTCTTACCAAGAAGCAAGACGACCAAGACTACATTGTCAACCTTATTGGTGGTACAGCAACCTCAGCAAATACTCCAAATACCGTTGTAAAGCGTGATGGAAGTGGAGATTTTTCAGCAGGAACTGTAACCGCAGATTTGGTTGGTGACGTAACTGGTAACGTAGTAGGAAACGTAACTGGTGATGTAACTGGTACAGTTTCAAGCTTGGCAAATCACGATACAGATGATCTTGCAGAGGGTGCAAACCTTTACTTCA